AAATGCCCTCTGAAAAACTTACCGTTTCTCAGAGGGCATTCTCATGTCTCTCTTTATGAATAATCGCCTGATAGTATCAAAGCAGTATCACAGAGCCTTTTGACTCTCAAAATATTGCATTGCATCAATACTTTTCAGGGTTTGCAGATTACTCGAGCTCGATTCCGGAAAGTTGGTTTTTGGTTATATCAAGTCCATTTTCCCGGCTTCGGCGTGCAAAAATCACACTATTTCCATTGTGTGTTTTTGAGTGCACGATAGATTGCTGTCAATTTGATGTCATAAGGATTTAGCTATCTATCAAATGATTTGTTCATGTGTTAGATACATTATTATAATACACCCATTTACAGGGAAGGTCAATGGCATAGAAAAAGGGGGCAGCTTTACGCTGTCCCCTCTCTCACTCGCCGTCTTTCCTTTGGTCTGCCACAGGCTTCTCAAAGCCAGTTCGATTTCGCACACGCGGTTCAGGATTTGGCTCCCGAACCAATATCTCAGTTGGGCTACAGTCTAGTGCTTCGCAAATGAGGTCTAAGTGATTCAGATTCATTCGTTCGGCGATTTCGTTGTAGTAATCGCTGATCGTAGTGGGGCGAATACCCGTGGCGCGTGCCAGATCTGCTTGCGTCCATTTCAGCTCGCCTAGCTTCTTGGACAGTAAAATTCTAATCATATACTCGCTCGCTCCTTACAATAAAAGATATTCTTTTCTTCTGGAAAAATCAGGGGATTGTTAGATTATCACGAATTTTGTGATTCTTTATTGCATAAAAGCAAAAAACACCCCCGTCACCTGTTTCGACTTTTCATCTGACAGGTGACGGGGGTGTTGTCATTTGTTCCGAGTATTCAGTTCAGCAAGCTGCCGCTGGTCTGATTCTCTGTACCGTTCTCCCACGCCTTCCAAATGGGAGAGACAGCGTTTCAGCTCTCCGTTCCAGTAAATCTGCCCAGTTTCCGTTTCCATCCGCTCAATGCCGGCACAAATGCAGGATAGCAGGTCGAATGTAGCCTTGCGGCTGTCCATCTGCAAAATATACCGTTCACGGCGTTGTTCATCTTCCTTTTCGCGCTTCTTGGCAGCACGGTCCGCTGCGCCCTTGATAAGAAGCTGATTCACGGCAAAGGAAATCGCGCCGCCCAAAACAGTTCCTAAGAACGCCAGCGCCGCCAAGAGCCACGCCGGAACGGTGACAGTAAACACTTCGGCTGTTCCTGCAAGCACCTGTATCCTCCTTTCAGTCGTCGGTGAGTGTCAGCAATTCAATCCATCTCGTGACGGGGAGACGGTCTAAGAGCCATTCCACGCACCGTTTAAGCATCCTTCAGCACCTCCAGCCCTGCCTTGGCTGCATTAAAGGTCACCTGCACCACTTTCTGAATCAGGCTGTCCGTGACCAGGAAACGCAAAGGAGCAGGAACCTTTGCGCGCAGCCACGACACGACAACCGCCAAACGGGCTTCGCCCAGCTTGGTGCCAACGAACTCTTTTTCGGCCTTGGTGATGGCCTCAATCGCCCATTCGGCCAGCAGAGCCTTGTATCCCAAACGAATCATGCAGGCCGCAACAACGACCAACGCCACAGCCATAATAGCAACCGTAATGATAGTAGCAGTATTCATACCTTATCCCCTTTCTCAAAGCAGCTTAGAAAGCGCCGCCTTTGTCCGCGTTCCAACGATGCCGTCCGCAGTCAGATTGTGCGCTGCTTGGAACGTCTTGACGGCCTTTTCCGTGTTTGCGCCGAAGATGCCGTCTTGGTTGATGCCCAGTGCTCCTTGAAGCGCGGCATTGTATAGCCGCTGCGGATAACCACTGGTCGATTTCTTCAGATTTCCGGGGCCGAAGATTTCAGCCGCCCAGTTAGACGTATACGCTGCCGAACCGGGCATGTTGGGGATTCCTGCATAATGATACACCGACACATAGCCCGTCTTAATGTCATTGATGCGAATTTCCCAGTGCAGGTGGCTTCCAGTACTGTGACCCGTGCTCCCTTCAGCACCAATCAAATCGCCCGGCTTCAGTTTTTGACCTGCAGCCACATTGATTTGCGACAAGTGCCCGAAATACATATAGTAGTTCGTGCGCCCTACCCTAAGCACAACGCGCTGGCCAAAACCTTTTTTGGGGAGCGTTGCGCACTCCCATCCAGCGCGAATGACCGTACCGTATACAGGAGAGTAAATGTGCTTGTCTCCGATGCCAACGAGATCATAGCCTTGGTGATATGTGCCATCTGACCTCAGATGCCTATATGCTTGCGATACTCTGAAAGTGTTCTTATACGGGGAAATCAAAATCAATCCACCTCCATTTCAAACAAAAAAGCCGCGCTGACCATCAGCACGGCTTCTCTCAACACTTTATAGCATCGTATTCGGCTTGCAGGATTGCTCTCTGCTCACCATAATTTTCAGGCTCTTCTCCTGTTTCAGCTGAAATGTCCTCCCAGCAATCCAGAAGATGAACCGCCGATGCTAACAGAACTTCGAGCTTTTGTTCTCGGCTCAAATAAAAGCACCTTCCATCAGGATTCCTTCGGTCGCGGACCGCAGATACGCAAGGCCTGCGCCTTGGTCAACTCGCCCTCGTCAACCTTTTCCCACACGCCTGCAGCGGTGATTTTCTTCATGCGGTACATAGTGCGATAAAACTGTTCCTTGCCCATTACAGCTCACCTCCCATAAACAGAGTTTCCAGCACGCTCACACGCTCTTCCAGAGAGGGCGCAGCTTCATCAGCGGTCGTCCATGCTTCTGCATAGACCCACCAATCATCAGCCGCCGCCGTGATGCTTTCCACGGTTTCCTCTGCATAATCGGAACCCAACTTGCAAAGAGCCGTGGTGCACTCCCACGAAGTACCGCCCTGCTCTCCTTCGGGAGCCTCGGTTCGTACCTCATGAGCGTCCTTACGCAGGTACAGCCAAGCCGTACCGTCCGGCAGTTTTTCCAGTGTTACCGCCTGCGGATTATGGTCAAGGTTCTCGGTAAAAATCATGCTGCTATCCTCACTTTCTTCATTGCATTTCTTTGTGTCGTTACGCGGATTGCTACTTTTGCGGCCGTGAACAGCTTTTTCTGTTTTAGGGCTTCGCTGATTGCACGAGATTTTGTCCAGTCAAAATAGCCGTTATAGCTGACCAGCTTGTATGACCGCCAGACCGGCACATATCCATTTCGTGAAACATCAGCCTTGGCTCGAATGTACTGCCGCCGAGCCCTCAGAAAAATTCTGGGGCGTATCGTGGTGTAGGTACGGTGCATCACATAGCCAGCCATATCCAAACCCGGGCATCCTTTTGCCGCGCCGGTCAGATGCCGCCGCTGATGTTCTTCCGATGCGCTCAGAAAGTCAACTCGCACCCAGTCTGTTTTTATGGTCAGGCCGAGTTCGGCCAGTGCCCACTTGGTAATCTTCCGGGCCGCGCTCTGTATGTCGGCCCATCGTCGTCCAAGTAGAACAAGGTCGTCCATATAACTGCCACAGCGCACCACAAGAGGGGTCGAAGCGCCCCGGCGGGTCTTTGCATAGCCCATAATCTTTACCAGCATATAACTGGCAACCAGATTAAAAAGCCATGCTTCAAGATAGCCGCCGATGAGCAGCCCTTCGCTGGGAGCCATGGCCAACAGGCACCGCACCACAGCCAAAAGCCACCTTGCGCCCGGAATCTCCCTTTGCAGGAGCTTCATCACAAGCTCCTGCTTCGTGTGAAGATATGCCCCCCATACATCTAGCTTCACCGCGTGCTGGATGCCAAGGCCCTTTCTGCGAAGCCAACGCTCGACTTGACGTTTCAAAGCGATTTGTCCCTTGCCGGGAATGCTGGCAAATTGATACGGCAACAGTTTTGCCTGAAGCAACGGGCGAAGTCCAAGTACCGCCAAATGCCCAAAAGCTTGGTGCATTGGACAGCAGTTAGACAGTTCCCGCCGTTTCATGCTGATTCCATCAATTCTGTAGAACACGCTCACAGGGTCAAGATCAAGGTCGTCTGTTTCTCCGTCCAACAAATCTTCTATCCGTTGCTCCATTTCAAGAGCAATCCCATTTACGGCTTCTAAACGCGGGTTCCAGTCGTTTACGCGGGCGGCGCTCGATAGTTGTGCACGGCTTACACCTCCATATTTTTCCACCGTAGCGAGGTAATCCCGGCGGAACCATTTCTTATCAAAAGCTTCAAGGACAGCACGCTCGCACATTTCATGATTGAGCGACAAGTACCTCTTTGTTTTCATATCCTTAAAGCCTCCAAACTTGCTGATGTTCAACGGATTTCGGTTGCCGCTTCAGGCCTTAAATCAGGCAAAACGGATTTCTACTACTCACCGCCACGCAGTCCCAAAAACTGCGGCCACGCTCTCACCAATGCGTCCGTATCTCTCGAAACGCTCAGCTGCATGGTGTCGGTATAACATGATCTTAGTGGTCAAGCCACAGGCGCAATGAAACGCTTATGCCCTTTTGAGGGCTATTTATCATCAGCATTCCGGGGCACGCCGTTCCAGTTCGAGTTCGCCGGGGAATTGTTGCCATTCGCGCAAGGCAGGCCGCAGTTAGCACCGTCATCAAGGTTGCCACCGCGCCACGGGGCGTACAGGCCAGCCGAACTGGGCGAATTAAACGCAGCCACACGCCGCTTCATTGCTCCATAAAATAATCGGCTTGCGCCGATGGTAAACCATCGGCGCAAGCTGGGAAACGTGAACGGGGATTAGGGGGTTACACCCCCTCTATGTGCCTACGGCACATATTCACCCTCTCTTTTTTCCCGAGCCAGCAAGCCGGGGCACGCCGCCCCAGCCCGAGTTCGCCGGGGAAACGCCGCCAGACGCGCAAGGCAGGCCGCAGCAAGCACCGCCATCAAGGGAGCCACCGCGCCACGGGGCGTACAGGCCAGCCGAACCGGGCGAAAGAAACGCAGCCCGTACATAGGTGGAGCCGGAGCCACCGAACTTTTCATACATCATAGCTTCGGTGCCCAGTTTTCCCAGCTTGCGGATGTAGTGCCACGTCCAGTTTGCCTTGTCGTTCAGGTCGAAGGAACCGACCTGCTCGTAGTCGCTGGAAATGGAGCCGACCTGCTTCTCACCGCTGCGGCAGGCGAACACATCGTAGTGCCAGTGGTCATCGTCCACGATGCTGGCTTTCCACAGAGGGTCAAGCTGTTCCGTATAAGCGCCAATCTGCATCTCGATGCCGGCCACACGGTACGGATATTTGCCGTTTGTCAGGTTGCCTCGGCATCCATCGCTGTGACCCGGCACGCACTCTGTCGTGCCGGACTCCCACGGCATAGTAGATACCAGCATCGTGGTCGTAGTGTTGATGGGAGCGTCCAGTTCAAGGTTCAAAGCCGCATACTCGGTGTCGTTCACGGTCACATTGGTAATGCTGGAAATCTTTGCCCAATTGAAAATGTCGTGATTGTAGGACAAATTGCGGTCAGTGCTGGTATTTTCTCCGCGCTCACCCATGCAAACGGCAGAACCAACAATGAAGTTTGCACCCTGCGCTTTTGTTACGAGCACCCGCTTTACGCCAGTTTCGGCCGCAGCGGGGGTGTACTGGTAATAGTAGACCGTGCAGCCCTCCAGTTTTCCGCTATTGCTCAGCGTCCAATGGCGCAGCCGCCACTGAGTCAGAACATACTGCTGGTCGCAGTCGGTCCACAGGGCATCATAAGCCGTGATTTTACGAGCCAGAGGGATGGCATCGTTGGCGCTTGTCCACGGCATCGGGGGCAGTCCAGCACCGCTGGTCATGCCGCCCTTGGAATTTTTACCGCCGTAGAAAGCCGGATGCCATGTCAGCCAGCGGCGGCTCTTATCCGGGGCCACATCACCAGCCATAGGTTCATAACCGCCACCGGAGAAGGTGCGCCAGCTGTTATAGATGTAGGCGCCATCCTCCCACTCCTTCAGCATCAAGGACAGAGCGAAGCAGTAAACGGGTGCGGTTTCGCCGGAAAGGTCAAACCCGGTTTCGCCCTCAACTGCCAGCACGTTCATGGTGCCATCTTCCAAGGACAGCGCATTGGCGCGAATGTACCATGTGAAGGGATCCTCTTCCGACCAGTCTGCGGTTTCCGGGCTAGTGTCAGTCAGAAGCGGTGCCGCTTCACGCCCGTCTGCCAGATCATCCAGCGGAGTACCGGTGTAATCACCACTTACATCATCACTGTAAAAGCGAACAGTGTAGGTTTTGCTACGAGCGCTCTCTGCGAGCATTTTCGCAAAGCGTTCCAGACGCCGATACTTCGTCACGCCATCACCGGCAGACAGCGGCCACCAGCTCCAGAAGATTTCTGTGGTATTTTTGCCATCCAGCAGACCGCGGAATGTTGCATCAACGAATTCCGCGCCGGCAGTGCCAGCGGCGATGCCTGCCAAAATGTCATTTTGGCGTTTCATCTGAGCAGCCAGTTCCAGACCGGTTTCGTCGCTCATAGGATGATTGATAAGTTCCCATGTGTCACCCATTTCTTATACCCCCTTTTAGGTGCTTTTCTTGATGAAAAACGACAGCCGACCGCTCTCGTCCGGGCCAAGTGCATAGCTTGCAGAAGCAGCGCTTGCCGCAGCCTGCTGGGCCGCAGCTGTCGTCTTGTTCAGCAGATCCTTCGATGTCTCAGCAGCGGCCTTGCTGGTCTCTGCGCTATCTTTCGCCGCATCCGCAACAGCTTTTGTCTGACTATACAGTTCATCCAATTTTGCTGCTGATTTCCTGCGGGCGATTGCGTAGGTCAAAATATCAATCATACGCCACCATCCTTACATCGGGTAAAACTTCCCGGTAGAATCGGCGATGTAGATATTGCCTGTATGAATAACCAGTGCTTGCGCCCCCATCGGTGCAGATTTGATATTCTGCAGGTCTGCTTCATCGTCGCAGTAGTACACCGTGGCCGGCTGGGCTGCGGTGCCATACTGCTGCATAACTTTGAACATAGAAACTCCTTTCCAGATTATAGCCATGCAACATCTGTAAATCTGATTTTTGTTAGAAAATCACGGAATCCGTGATTTTAACTGCTCCTGCGGACAAAAAAGGAGAAACGGCCATCGGCATCCGGTCCGAATGCAAAATTGATAGACGCCGCCAATCCCGCCACCTGATTGGCAATGTCCGCTGTCCGGTTCATGTAGTTCAGCGCATTTCCTTCGGATGTTCGAGCGTCTGCCGCGCTATCCCTCGATGCACGCTCACTTGCCGCCGCAGAAGACGCATTTTCCGTGGAGATTCTTTCGGACTTACTGGCCGCGATTGCGCTGGCATTCGCGGCAGATGCACTCTGCGCTGCGGCCTGCTCTGAAGCGCTGGTATTGGCTACCAGCCGCTTGATTTCTTCGACGTTTTTCAGAATTGCATCTGCCACATCATCGCGGATCGCGTAGAGCAACCGCCATTCATCAGCTCCATCCAAAACGTACTGCGCTGCCATTTCGATGCAGTATGCCTGACTGGCCGGCTTTGCGAATTTCTTGACCTTGTACGATGAACCTGTGCTTTTGCTCGTAGGCAGTCCTTTGACATCTTCCATCGTGTCCACATAGAATGAGTACCACGCTTCGGTCTCAGTTTCCAGCAGGGTACTTGCAATCAGAATCGCCATATATTCTCCTTTCAGCTGATTCCGTTTTCATCAGCGAATTTCAGAAGGGCTGCTCTTTCGATTTTAAGAAACTCTTCATAGTCGGCAGCGGGAAGTATCTCGAGAGCATCATCTTTTGGCAGTTCGGCCTTGATAGGAAGGCAATCCCCTATTTCGATGTACCGTCGGTTGTGATAGTATGCACTTGCGAGCACACGGGCTTTATGAGCCCAGCAGATGCCCGTAAAGCGTTTATTGGCCGTTCCGTACATCTCGTAGTTCAAGCCAGAACACCAGCCACAGCCGGCAGATACAGGGCAGTCAATGCACTTCTGCTCAGACTGCGATGTGAGGGTGATCGCATCGAGCTCTGCTTTTGCCTTGCGCTGAGCATCTGTGGTATACAGACCATCATAGACGCTGCCGAAGCGAACTTTCTTCGATTTTTCCTCGCCAATACTGATAGGTGCATACCGGATGCAGGGGTACGCAGATCCATCAGGAGCGAATGACATCATCGCTCCCGTTCCGCCGCAAAAATTGGTGTCGCTTGTGGTTTTACCGCCGAGGATGCTATCTAACATGGTGATGGAAACGTCAAGCTGCTTGGAAACGATGTAGTCAGAAACAGTCTTCATCTGCTCGTAAAGCAGCTTTCCGTCCTCTGGCGTATAGACTGGCTCGTATGCGTAGTTGCACGCAATATCGGTGCATCCCTCGTCCAGCATCATTTTGATGCTGTCTGCGATATACCGGAAAGAGCCCGGAACGAAGGTCATTTTTGAGTTTAGCCAGCCAAATCTGTGCTTCGCATCCTGAAATGCGCTCCATGCCAGAGAAAAACTACCGACTCCGTGCTCGTCCACTCTGTACTTATCGTGCAGTTCTTGAACGCCATCAATGCTGATGGTCACAGACATCATTTCGTGGTACTTGTCAAAAAGGTGCCGGGCTTCAGGGCTAAACCAGAGCTTTCCGTTCGTCGCAAAGGATATTCTGGTAAATGGGGCAAGCGGGATGGATCTGCGGTAGCACTCCGAAAACCAGTAGTCGCAGATGTGTTCTATGAGTTCCGCTTCGAGCAGGGGCTCGCCACCGATGAAATCAAGAACAACAGCTCTGGTGTTGCGGTTGATGAAGTCGGAGTCGCCCTGTTCATACAGATCAAGCAGATAGTCCACGATCTTTCGACCCGTTTCGATACTCATGTGCTCAGCGCCTTTGTGGTGCTCATAGCAATATGAACACCGCAGATTGCACCCGCTTGTTACTTGAAAGGTGATATTTCTGCAGAGCGCGTGATTTACAGAAATATCATCGCCCGCATATAACCGTTGTACCATGTTGGAGTAGTCTTCGTGTCTTTTACGGGTCAAGGAGATGTACCTCCCCTCGAGCAATATCGAACCAGAATCTTTTAATTTCATCCTCAGGCTCCGTATAGCGAGAAATAATCTTATCCTGCACCATTTTGAGCTTCATCCGAGATGCGCGGCACAGTTCCGCATAGTGCATGATGATGTCCTTGGCATCGGCACTTGCTTCCGCATTCAGATGCCGGCCAAGGACGGAAATAAGTCTCTCGTAAGAGTCCGCTTCATAGAAAGCCCGTTCCAAGGTTTCGCTTTCTTCTGGTTTCAACGCGATAACTTTCACAGTTTGCTCCTTTCTCAGCAAGCGTCCATCTTGGGAAGTCTTTCCGCAATCTGAGTGTAGCGTGCACGGATTTTGTTCATCGCTCCAAGTGCAGAGGTAAGAGCGCGAAGGTTGCCGTTGAAGTCCAACCGCAAGTATTCGGTAAGCGTACGCAGGACGTACCACATAGCGAAGATATCTGCATCCTCAGAGCAAGAATACTCGGAGACGCTGCGCAGGGTGTCTCCGCATTTCATCTGCTTCGTGACAGGATTTGCGGAAAAATTGAATGTTCTTGCTGCCAGCCCAAGTGCGAGCAAGTTCTTGCGCTCGTCAGGAGTGTTCTTGATTTCGCAAGCATTAAGCGCTGATTCCACGACCGTAAGGCAGTAGATGAACCAGCTGTCGAAATCGGTAGCATCAAGAGCGCAAAGGGCGCCGATATAGCCAAGACACCAGAACAGCTTGTCTTCTCCGTTGGGAGTTACCGAAAGAAGCATCCCCCAATCTTCCACATCAACCGGCTCCTGCTGGAGCAGCTTGATAAGTGGCAGATTGCGGAGGTACGACGCTTCAGTGCTTGAATCTGAGTTTATTGCATAATGAACTGTAGTTTCCATATTGTTCTCCTCGTCTATCCTTGAAAAAAGAGCGGGCCAGTGCAGCTTCCGCCACATCCGCTTTTGCAGCTTCCGGTACAATCGTCCGCACACGTTGCCGTGCATCCGGTACAGGATGTATCGCAAGACGTCTTGCAGTATTCTCCGCAGGTGGTGCCGCAAGTACTGTTGCATGTGTTATCGCAAGATTTTCCGCAACTTACGATACAGGAAAACTGGCACGTTCCGCCGCAGTTGCCTCCACAGTTCGCCTTGCAGGACGACACGCACTGCGAGTCACAGTTATCTTTGCAAGTCGCACTGCATCCACCAGAGCATGTTGAGGAGCAACCATCACAAGACCCTTCGCACCCGCCAGAGCAAGACCCCTTACAGCCGGACGAACAGCTATTTGCGCAGGACTGTGTGCAAGTTGCGTTGCATCCTCCTGTGCATCCTCCTGTGCAGCTTCCAGTGCACGTTCCTGTACACGTTCCTGTACAGCTTCCGCCGCAGTCGTTTGCGCATGTCTGAACACAGGTGGTTTTGCAGCTGCCAGTGCATCCACCAGTGCAACCACCTTTGCAAGTGCTGGAACAGTTGTCTGCGCATGACGTCGTGCACGAGCCCGTACAGGATCCAATGCAAGTGCTTGTGCAAGATCCGGTGCATGACCCAGTGCAGTCATCGGCGCAACTCTTTGTGCACGAACCGGTGCATCCTCCAGAGCACGACCCGGTACAGCTGAAGCAAGCAGAGTAGCAGCCTGTTGTGCAGAGCCCGGAGCAAGCTCCAGCGCATCCGCTGGATGCAGCGTTTTCTGGAATAGCGCAAAGTTGGCTAAGAACAGCCGCGGCTTTTGAAAGCACATCCGCAGTAACCTTGCTTCCGTTTTCGGGAGTGATTGAACTCCCGGTGATAGCAGAAAGAGGGTTCGTGATTTTTTGGATATGCTCCGCCGCTATATATGCGCCGCTCTCTGGTACAGCGGAATAGTTCTGTATGTGCGCAGACACGCTTCCTACACTCTGTCCCTGTCCAGCCCCTTCGCTTTTGCCTCGCCGATTGAGCTCGGCATCAAGCTGCCTTTTGAGTTCCGTGTAGTCGATTGGGTAGAATTTTTCACTTCTCTTAACCATTACGCGCCACCAACTCTCACCTTAACCAGCCGTAGATCAGTGCGGTCATCGCCCTCGCAGGCGTATCCAACGATTTTGTTTGCCGGATAAGATTCGCACGAAGCAACGGCTCGTCCAACGCCTGGCGTGCTGGACAGAACGATGTAATCGCCTGTATGGACAGGTCCAACCACTTTCGCGTGAACACGACCGGCCAGTGACACGGGAATGAAAGAGGGTAGGTTTTCCTCAAGAAAATCCCGTCCTTCAGCCACTTTATTTCCACCAATGAGCATTGCATACTCATCCGTGTGGATTCCTGCAATTCGGTCAGATAGGTTCGTGGCCTTGATATACCGCTCTGTCCGGCTCCCAGTATCCAGAGCGATAATATCGCCGGGTTCGGTCTGTTCACCACGCGGCATGAACTCTGCATAGTCGTTGTAGACCGCATCGTAGACACGCTGCGCGGAAATATCACCCGACACCGCCAAAGACTTAAAGTGTGCATCACCTGTGGATGTCACATAATGTACCGTGCCGTTTGCAAAATACACCGTTCCGGTGAACGTGCCGCCCGCATTGCGCATTGCGCCAAGGTTTTTGCAGGCATCAGCGGAGGTGCCAGAACCTGTACCACCGCGTTCAATCGGAAGGTTTCCGCTTGCGATCTGGCTTGCCGAATGCTCATGCGTAGACGGTGCGAAAGCATTCGCGTGTTTACCATCGATCGTATCGGCATCGCAGCCTTTCATCAGTCCGTATGCTGCCAGCAGGGACACAATCTGCTTCGCCGTAAAATCGCTCTTAGGCATTGCACTGTTTGCCGTCCTCTTGACAGTAGACAGGTCAGAAATAGCCTGATTCAGCAAGGCACTCAAAATATACGTGACCATGTTGAACTGCTGGCTTGTTGGTTTTCCGTTCAGGCCACCGACAATAGAAGCCCAGCCACCCTTCCAATCCTCCAGCGAAATGTCTTGCTTCACGCCAGACATCGAAAACGCCACAGTTGCATAATCTTCAAGCGCCCCGGCGCGACCTTCTGCCATAATAAATCACCCCCAGTTAATTGATGGACTGTGCAAACTTTCCTTCGCCGAAACCTGCAACTCGCGGATTGAGATCCACAAAGCCAAAGGTTTCCGCATCCTCTGTCGAGCAGTCCACGCGAACTTTTACGCCCGCAGGACGTACAATAAGGTCATGCGTTCCTAGAATAGACATGACCATATCGGAAAACGGTGCTGAAATCGAAAGAAAAATCGTTGCCGGCGTGTCTCGTCGTTCACTATAAACCACCTGTGTTGCACCGAAAATAATTCTGGTTGCTTCGATGATTTCATCCGGCGTGCATCGGCAGGAATTGACAAAAGCCTTATATTTCAGGCAAACGCGATAAATATCATCATCGTCTGCAAGTTCTCGGCTTCCAATCATCGCTCCGGCCTGCTGACGGGTCAGACAGACTAATTGTCCAAGCCGATCAAGCCAAACGCCTGTGCAGCTATCAAAATCGTTCAGATTTTCCAGCCCCCCAAGGAACAAAGAGGCATTTTCGTACTCCGGCGCAACAGCCCAAATGATGCCGTCCAAATTTGACATTTTTTCAACGCTGAGAGGCATTTCTTTTAGGACTTCATAACCCATTAGGACACCCCCTTGCTGGAGAACTGTAAAATCCATTTTCCGTCCGAGTTCTTTCGATAGATTGCAGGCGGGGCAATAATTCTGGCGATGCTCCCCATCTCACAATCTTCAGGTAGGCCCTTCAAATCATCTACGGTGTCGCAGATATAATCACCCAGTTTGCTTTCTTCAAAGGATTCCAGCTGAAACTGCATTGGCAGCTTACCATACATTTCCTTGTAAGCGTCAATCATGCTTTCACCACCCGGATGCCGCTCATGCTAATGATGGGCTGCTGATTGATTTGAACTGGTACTATGCCGGTCAGCATAGAGCTATCGACAACCGTCTCAATTTCAGGCTTTTCGCTCAGCAAGCCCCGGATTTCGATATAATCAACACCGGACACGTTCTCCATAATGGGACGAATGAATTTTTGCAAACGAATCGTTGCGCCCGCCGAAAGATTCTCCTCCATCAGCAAAGATTTGATTCTCGCTGCATAATCATCGTCCAGTCCGCCAGAACTCGTAACCGTAATAGAAAGCAGTAGATAAACGTCATTCACGCGAGTGAATTCCAAATACTGCCGATTGCCGTTGACATCGGTAGCGTAAGCATAATGCTTTCCGTATGCACGGATGCCACCCGCCTTGTTCTTCCAGATGATATTGGCCACGTCTTCGTCAGCGCCACCCTGAACCACAATTTCAATGCTGTGCGGTGGTCTGCCCGCCGCATCGGTCGTATCATTGTAATTTTCGTATCCAGCCGCAAAGGTCACGCCCTCCACATCGCTGTATAAAAGCGAAACGATGCTCGCAACCGTGCCGGTGCCGCGGCTTGCGACTCGGTTTGTATAACTTGTTCTGGCTTCGGCATCCGTCTGGGTCAGCCGACCCTTAATCGGCGTGATATCATTGGTGCAGGCTGTCCAACCGTCCACGGTAGTAACAATCTGTGTGATAACACCATCAGCCAGCACATAGCTACCATATTCCGCGCTTTCAAACTGGATATTGCTGGTCACTTCCGTAACCGTAATGTACTTGCACAACGTTGCCGAAAAGCTGTCAGCAGCGCCCGATGCAGTCAAAACGATCGAATGCTCTCCTTGATCGTCAGTTTCGTCCGAAACAGTGATGCCGAACTTTCCCAAGGCATCAAAGGACTGAACGGCCGCAAGCATCTGCGAGTACGCATCGTCATACGAGGACACGGTCATTTTCTTTGTGATGCTGGAACTTTCTGCATAGGTTCCAACTTCTCCACTGGTCGCATTGCGAGAAACGCCAAAATCAAACGTAAAGGTTCCTGCAATGCTTTCAATCGGACGAATCGCCAGCTTTCTCCAGTTTGCGCTGGAGATTATGGATGCGCTGACCGCCTGAAAAGTACGTTGCGGTCGGCTGCTCGACTGAATCAAAGCACCAACCGGAATGACTGTTCCCTCTTGGCCAGTGCAAGAGATAAAATACTTAGTTTTGGCCTGTCCAATGCGGCTCACCCCGCCCACCTGCATCACGTTATCTAACGCAACGCCGCAGGCTGTATTAGGGAAAAGCTGCTGATATGCAGCAGCATAAGCCTCCCAGAGTTCCGCCGGGGCATCCGCAAAAATTGTAAACAGGACATTCATCACGCTTTGTGGGTTCTCCGATGGGTCAACTCCAACCTCGTCTTTAAACCTTTTGCAGATGTCGGCGTAAATTTCATCCAGTCGGCGCATCTGAAAGCCCTTATCCGTCACTCCGTAGTCCGACATGGGACAGTTCCACCTCGCTTTCTATTTCTCCTTCAGTGGTGGTCGCGGTAAAAGACGCTCGGAGCGTTCTAGTCTTTGCATCCTTTATAAGGTTGATGGTGCCCACCCCTGTTACGCCATCAACGGCAAGGATTTGGTCTCGCAGGGCCTTCTCGATCAAGGCTCGATTCGGAACCTTCACAAGGATTGTTTCAAAGTAAGGCGTGCCCATAGCGGTATTGAACACCCATTCTCCTTTGATCCAGCGCAGACGAATTTGCACACCCTGCCGAACGGCATCGATGATTTCAAAATCGCCGGTTTCGTTGATGAACAAATCTCCATCAGCCGCAAGCGCAAGGTCTTTCAATGCCATTACTGCGGCCCTCCTGTCAACCCGTGCACACCCGCATGAGTATGCGTATTCATCACGATGCCGCCAAGTGTCAACGTTCCAGAAATATCCACATTGCCCTGAACCTGAACATTTCCTTTTATTTTCACATTGCCAGTCACATCAACGGTCGCTGTGATAATTTTCACACTTGCAGGAAGTTTCTCAACCGAAGTGCCTCCGTTTTTCGACTTAATGCTCCCATTGGTCACCTTGATTTCCGACGCTCCCCTTTTTACAGTGACAGAGTCATCTTTCATCGTGACAACAGTATCTTTCTTCTTTAGTTCGATGCTGTCTTTCTTGACGGTGATGGTCGCAGTCGGCGCAAAAACAACTGCTGCGTCCTCACTGCCGGCACGCTTAACCTGCTCGCTAGACGATGCAGGCAAGCCCGGCAGCAAGGTTGCATTGGATAAGTCCCACTTCAAGTCTGTTCCAGAGCCGCCCTCTCCGAAAATAGCCACACATCCATCCCCGGAATGCACAGGAAATGCAAACCCGATTGTGCCGCCTGCTCCGGTAGGCATCAGGATGGCCGTGCCCGAAATTTTAGGGTAGGGTACTTCCCTATCATCATCGGTCGTTACTTTCAGATCCGGCGTTAATTCAGCAGTGAAGTTTTCGGACACGTTACCGACCTTAGCAGGTGCCGAGGTGTGGATATTATCCCTCATGTACTGGTCGATGATGCTCACGACTGCATCGCGGAAGTCCTGATCCACGCTACTTCACCTCCACAAACTGCCCAACGCATTGCCAATCGTCGCCCTCCGTATCGCCGGTGAACCTGATTTTTGACGCTCGGTAGTTCCCCTTGTACTCTCTGGATTCCACTTTCACATAATCGTCAATCTGAATATGGCCATTTAGGCAATATGTAACTTCAATGCCTTTTTTGGCCTTTCTTTTGGTCGTATTAGAACTCGCGTTCTTGCTCGTCGAAGATTTGCTACTGGTCGATGCGGATTCAAAGAAAGGCTTCGGTGAACCAATCATGCCGGAATCAGCCGAAAGGACATAAGCCGCCATCGTTAGAGGTTCATCCAGAGCACATATTTGAACGATTCCGTTTTGAACGCTCCAGCGAAGCTTGCTTCTATCGCACAGCCGCCCGATAAGCGTCTTTCCTGTGCCAACAAAAGCAAAATTCTTAAAGTCGATCATTTTAGCCTTGGGAGAAAGCTTAACTTCGCACCCCATTTCTTGAGCAACATCCCTGACGATTTTTTCTCCGTTCACAACACCCGAATAACTCAGGCTCACCGTTGTATCTCGTGCGGATGTAAAGCTATCCACAAACTCAATTGTGGTCTGTCGATCCGCGCTGTTTGTTTCGGTTTCAAAACACGTCAGAGAACCGCCCATAATAACAGGCAGGTCATCGCCATATCCAGCACGCAGTTCAATCAGGCAATCTTCCTGCTCCAAAAGGCGCAAGGTTTCATCCGCCAGATTCCAAAGTGTGATTTTTCCTGTATTAGAACTTGAACTATCGCCAATTTCACAGGAAAAGGAACATCGGATAACCCTCTTCGTTTTTTCGTTAGGCTTTCCGATTTCGCGGCCAACAGAATTATTTTTCCCGATTCTTACTCGGTACTGTCTATCCCAGATGTCCATCTGTTACACTCCAAGCTGTTTTGCAGGAAGGTATAACAATTTTGCCTTTCCATCCACAAAATCATTGCGGCCAATTGTTTCCTGCTCCGTTTCAACACCAAGAACGCCCGGCGGACCTCCTTGGGTTTGATAGTAGAAATTCCAAATCGTCCCCGGCACGAGCCGCGCCATGCCGAGGATAATATTCATTTCTGCGTCATATATACTGAGCATCCAAAAGCCACCGTATGCGTTCCATGTCAGCCGGAGATTGTAGTACACTTCATCAAGGTTCACGCGCATGATGGAATCGTTTCGGTCCGGCACAGAGATTTCATAGTATTCCAAATCCATCGCCTATACCTCACTTAAACAATCCTATGGCTTTTGCACCAGAACAAAGAATACTGCTGCGGGAAGAAGATTTTCCGCTGCTGGAAGATTTTGCCGTGGAGGTGCTCTTCTGGCTCGCACCGGTATTCTTTTTAGACGTTCCTCCGCGAGCGTACTTTATGCTGATATTGGCAGTTTCTGTCGAATTGATAGACACCTGCTTCAATTTCAGTTCAATACGTTCGCAGTTACTTTCCTCTTTGGGGAACGTCACGCTCTCGATGCAGACATTCTCATAGCTGTCACCGCCGGCCGTAAAGGTCATCGGTGTTCTTTTCTCCCACAACTGCCGCAACTCCTCGACAGCACTCTGTACCCGGCTCGATGATGCCGGGTGCCGGTCCGCCCATGTAATCGGCGCGTTAGAAATCACAGCTGTGACATCAAGCGTCACCGCTTCCAGACAGATGTGGTCACTGGCGCTATACCCTTCTTCCGTTGGGTAGTCCGGGATCTTGCTGGACAATGTTTCCGGGCGTTTGATGATAGCATCGAATTCAAAATCTCCCAAGCGTGCGGGCTGTGTCGCTTCCATCAGGCATCACCTCCCGTAATTAAGCGCATGCGCCAAATCTTTCGTAGATTGCGAGGACTGCGAACTCACGGTAGACTGCAGTTTGGATGCGGCATTGCGATCAGACACTTGGAACGTGTAGCTTTGTCGGTTTTCCTGTTTTACAGTGATGTTTTTGGTGTTCGTAGTTTGAGCAATCGGCCGCTGTGATGCCGTTGTTGTAGACACCGGCCTTCCTCCCGAAATAAATGCACTGGCAGCATTTCTACTTGTGGCAGTGCTCCCAGAGGAAGTCTGCGTCCCTGTCGGTGATTTACCATTGCTTGTGCGGCCGCTGCCACCAGAGGATTTTCCACCTCCCATGCCTCTAAAACCAGGCGAATTCTTATCAGGACCGTCCCCACCATCAGAATCATCGACATCACCGCCATTTCCACCGGCAAAGAAATTTTTTACGCCGTTCCACAGGTTCTTAGCCCAGGTGATTTTATCGCCGAACCAGTCAAAGAATCCTTTCAGCCAATCCCAAATTGCCTGTGCGCTTTCTTTCAGTGGCTCCCATGTTTCGCCAAAAGCAGCGCGTCCCAAACCATTCAGAATATCGAGGAAATCTTGCCACAGTTCCTTACAGCCTGTCAGGAATTGCGTCCAATCACCGGTCTGAAAGCCGGTAATCAAGCCAGCCAGAAGGTCGAATAGGTGCCCGCCCAGTGTGATGATGTCTGCGGTCAGGTCAACCAGTCCTTGCCAAAGGGCTTGCAGAACAACTAAAATCGCACCTTTGTGTTCCTCCCAGAACTGACCCAGCGAATCAAGAGCGTCTCGGCCAAATTGCTTTGCCCCCTCGAAGAACGCACTGATTTTCTCTCTCAATGCGTCAACGTCAACACCAGCCTCGCTCAGGAGTCGCCCAAAGACGCTATCGCCGCCCTGCAGGAAAGTAAAAACATCTTCCAGCACAAGGAACAGTAAGAGCCATTTTGCGGCCGCAAGGGCAGTTTGCAGATTAAATCCTTGCAGGAGTTTCACTGCGCCCGCTAGGAAAGACAGAATCTTGTTTCCGTTGGTTGCAAGGAACAGAGCTGCGGCGACCATCGCAATCAGCTTCAACAACTGTTCTACGCCGCCAAGTTTCTCGGAAATGCTTTTCAGCCACGAAGTCAGCCGCTGTGCCTTTCCCATCAGGAAATCGCTTATGGTTTTTATTGCTTTGCCAATACTGGTTGTGATGCCAAGCATGTCATCCGCGCCTGCAAGCCAAAGTCCCCACTGATTCCTGACATAAGTAAGAGCGTCCCCGATGCCGAAACCGAGTTCATCAAAGTTCTTTTGAATGTCGCTTTCCGCCGCAAAGAACGCTTCTTTCAGTTGTTTTGCGGAAAGTTTTCCGCTCTCTGCCAGATTTTGGAGCTGCTTTTCGGACACTCCCATTGCAGACGAAATGGCTTTCACCACCTCCGGGGCAGCTGTTTTTAAGTTGGAGAAGCCAGATTTGTCCAGCTTGCCCGAAGATATAGCCTTTTGCAGTACACTCATGGTGTTGTCAAGATTTGCTTCTCTGCCGGAGCTCTTTTCCAGCTTTTCGACAAGCGAAACAAACTTCACAGCATCATCAACTGGGAACAGCTTACTGTTCAGCTGCACCAGCTTTGTCACATCTCCGGCCATGACCCCATATTCTTCACGGCAATCCTGGGCTCCTTGCAGAATCTTCTGCTGGATATCCGCTTGGTCTCCCATCTCGCGGGTTGCCCCGCGGATGGTATCGTTGATACTGCCAAATTCCTCTGCAAGACTAGCAAGCTTAGTAAAGGAAAAGCAGATGCCGATTGCGCCAAGTGCTTTAGCCGCAAAGCCTTTTACTTCGCTGATAGCGCTTTTTGCGTCATCAACAGAGCTTTTATCGACCTTGAACAGAATTTGATTGACGAACTTTCCGATTACAGTTTCCTTCGCCGCCACTTATGTATCCCCCCTTCTGTCCTCTTGGCTTTTGGCGTACTCAATGTCCCGCTGCATCATAATCAGGTCGTAGAGTTTTAGCATTTCATCCAGATTATAAACATAGGCCAGTTCGTACATCGAAGCCACCCGCTCACGAATCAGGGTATACATAATCCATTCAAGGTTCGTTACTCTGTCGTTGTCGAACTCTCCGTACTGTTCGAGCTGCCCGCCCGGCGCACTTTGATAAGGCCTCCAAAGAGGGTGCTCGCATCTTTGAAAAAACCGCTGAAGTTTAAGCGAATGACCTCAGCACAAAGATTGAGCATTCCGGCGAGGTACTGGCAGAAAATTTCATCAAAATCATCCTCGCCCATGACCTCATAAGTGTTTTTCTCAGGATCCAAAACGCGGATGTTGCTGTGATCCAGCAGGAGCTCACTCACCAGTTTGCTCAATGCGTTGCCATTGATGCGGGCAAGCGCCTTGACCAGCGAGTCTTTGTCCATGTCCATCCCGTCAAACATTTCCATGTTGACAGCATCCTTATCGTCGCTAGCAACCGACACGGTGCCCAGAATCGGCAGGATGATAGATGCAACATCGCCAAAAATGTAGGTGGCATCCTTGGCACCGAATGGACGAACCTTGAACTGGTATTCGCCAACCGTGATGTCGCGCATCTCCATGCGTTTCATTTTCATATCAGATTTTCTCCTTTCAGTTCTTCGGTTCCATCTTGCCAACAGCCCGCAGTGTCCACTCCTGACTCTGGCCGGTCTTACCGTAAGCGCACGGGGCAGGCTTGGAAACCCATGCCTTGGACGCCGTGAAATCCGGGTTAGAGCCCAGATCCTTGATCTGCATATTGAAAAGGCCGCTGCCCGGGGTCTGCTTGTTATTGTTGTACTGCTTCAGCAGCCAGTTGTTTGTTTTGGAGCCGTACTGCAGGACCAGCTTGATTTCATAACGAGGATCATCCTGAATCGAAATGACCACTTCGCCATCTGCACCGGCTTCATCCGTCACACCATCGCCCTGCGGAGTAATGGTAATAAAGCCATCCTCCGTAAAACCAGACGCGATGTGAATGCCCATGGTGCACAGAACGTTTTTCGGGGAGTAAACGGTTACATCTCCACGCATTTAGCGGTTCTCCTTTCTCAGTAATTCAGTGTGCCGCCAATTTTCGCGGCGATCAGGGCACCTGCCAGCTGTGCTGTCCATGTCACACCGGTAAGACGGCGGCTCTTACGAGTTGCGGCATCCAAATCGGCCGCGCGCGGCACGGTGACGGTATATGCACGAGACGCTTCTCCATCATCGGAAGAAGCATCCTGCACAATGCCACCAGCACGCACGCCCTCTTCCAGCGCATCAATGACAGCATTCTGCACCAGCGCAATGCCCTGATCGGTATAAGGCACTTTGGGCAAGCCCAGAAGCAAGTTCAGCACCTTGGACTGAATTTCGGTCTTCAGCCAGTCACGGAAACGAATGGTGTCGATCCACTCGCCGCCGCTCACCTTGCCACCTTGCACCATGGCTTTGCTGCCAACAGTTGTGTAATACGAGATATTGCGTGTTTCCAGACTTGCAATATCCGTGGTGGACAGTCCCTGTGCAGACACCATGGAAAGGGACTTAAAGCACCACTGCTCACTGCCCGGGTCATAGGAGAGGAACCGGGAGGCGTAAGCACAGTTCACGCAGTCGTTCTCGGCGGTAGCGTGAATGACCGCAGTGCGAAGCATTGCATCCGATACCGGAGAGGACGAAATGCCGGTTGTCTCGCAGATACACAGCTTTTCATTGGCTTCTGTCCAGTCGGCAATGCTCTGGTAGAAGTCCTCCTTGATGCCCGCCGGGCAGATGCAGTACCAGCCCGGCATACCGATGGCTCGGTCAAGAGTCACATCCACCTTTTCGGTGGAGCCGCTGGACAGCTTCTGCACTGCGATCATTACCGCGGGCGGCTTTGGGGACTGCCCAAACACCTTGCTGGCACCAATGTACACAGGGTCGTCCGCTGCGAATCCGGCGCTCTTGAGGTCCTGCAAGCTCGCATAACCGGCAACATCAGGTGTAACGCGACCGCCGGGGGCTTTAGGCAGAGGGCCGACAATGAGGATGGTGTCATAACCACCATCAATGGACATTGCTTCGGAGATCTGGATATTGACCTCAACGATTTTGTCGATATTCATGTGGTCTCGCTCCTTTACTCATTTCGGATTTCTTTTTTGACTTCGACTTCGTCAAACCATCCGGCTTCCATGTCTGCAACTTTTTTGGATGCTGCACTGGCATGGTCTTCCGAATACTCGCCGTCAATCGGAGCCAAGGCGGCGTACTCCTTAGTACGCTGCACAAAATCCACATAAAAAGAACAGCGCGCCCTCTCTACGCCGGGCGCGCTGTTATGGATTGGTTCAGGTGACCCTTCCGTGCATACCGTGATATTCATGGCGCGCATTTTGTCACCTGCGTATTGGCTATCAAAGAACTGAATAGCTTGTTCAAGGTCGTCCACGACCGTTGACAAACTAACTTTTTTCACCCCGGCAGCGTGCTCCGTCTTGCTCTCGGTGACCAGTTCAGCAGAAAACGGAATGCGCTTGCATTTTTCCTGCCAAAGAATCCCGTTCTTGACGTACTCAAACGAGTTCACCGGCTCGATGCGTTCAAAGTCAAGAACGACATACGGAAGCGGTGGACGAACGGAATTGGGATAGCTGTAAATCACTGTGCAATGGGGGTACAGTTCCACAAACATGAGCCGAACCGCCTCGCGGCACTCAGCTGGTGTCATTGGCATTCTCCCCTTTCTCGCCCTCAACAGCTTCAAACTCTGATATCCAGTGCTTCAGGATGGTGTTTCCCCAGTAGATGGACGATTTGCAGGCGTACCACTGCCCCATGTAAAGCAGACGATCTCCCGTTGTCTGTTTATCCGGTTCCGTAGGAAGAAGCTGGACATCGCTATACACAGTCAGAACGCCGGTCGTAGAGCGGCCGGAAGCATCATCTTGATTGCGGCGCGTTTTGGCCTGCACATCAAGTGGAAGCTGCATATCCGAGTAAGTTGTTTCGGACGTACCACTATCCCAGCTGGTACCCTTGTAGCGGCGCACGGTGTACATCTGCTTAAAGATGTTCATTTCTTTCCTTTCTTGATAACGTACTGGCAATTCTGACGCAAGGCACCTGTATCAATCAGGGGCTTCGTGGAACTCTTCCCTTTAATATGCACAGGCACCGGGCCTTTCTTGCCATATTCGTTCATCATCCAGCCGCCCTCGATGGTGATAGGCGCATTGGGTGCCCATTCCTCATCTTTGATTGCATCCTGAATCATAGACTTTGCCTGCGAACCAATCGCATTGACAACTGAATCGGCTGTTTCCAATGAGGACAGAGCCTGCTGCGAAAACTCTGCCAGTTCTTCCGAGTGCTTTTTGATGGTGTCCATAAAAGGACGGGCAGGAATCATCACCGAACCGTCTTTGTGGAGGGTTCCGTAGTGGTTCCAGTAGGCGACCTCGGCCAGCGATGTTTCATCGTCAGCCGCCTTTTGGTCTGCCTGATACCCAACCTCTATGGTCACACTGGACAGTTCGTTCAGGCGCTCCATCGCCGCCCTGCCCTCTGGCGTCAGATCAAGGCCGATGTCATTGGCTATCGCCATGGGCAGGCCTCCTTATCGAATCATGATAGGCACGATATGCCGGTTCCGAATCGAAATAAACTGCAAGCCGTAGGAAGTAAGCTGGTACTCAGCATCTCCGGTGGTCCCGGCGGTGCTGGTGGCAAAGGAAATGCTCACGCCACCTTCGGAAACGCTGGCTAAGCGACCAGTGTTTGCGATAGTTCCGAGAGAACTGTCACCATTGCCAGCCATTTTCATAGCATGGCAGACCAGCAACGCCACCGCCAGATTGTAATCTGCGCCGAACTTCTTTTTGGAAATGACCGGCGCTTGCAGGCCGATCCAAAAAGAAATGTCCTCGTCCGAAGCGGATTCGAACTCGGTGCCAACCTTCTTTACAATTTTGGTAATGGCGGTCACGTCAGGAGAATCCATCAAGATTCACCGCCCGCAGGAGCATCGGCAGGAGCGTCAGCTTCGGAATCGGCCTTTGCGTTCTTTCCACGCGCCTTTTTCTCCTGAACCTCCTGAAGCAGGCCCATGCTGATGTAAAATGCCATTGCATCATCATAGGTTGCATCGACCTGCGCAGTTTCGCCGGGGAGCAGAGAGATGGAGCCGATGCAGATGGGCTTCACGGAAATGTTTTTGATCTTCATGGGGTGTTACTCCTTTCTTACAGGCCGTAGACCAGACAGGCGGACAGCGGATAAGGAATCATCATGCCTGCATCGCGGCCCTCGCAGTTGATAACGATTTCCAGATTGCGATCCTGCGGCGCGTGCTGAAGGAAAGCCATGGGAACCTCGTGGGACATCTTGTCCGGGTCTTTGGTGTACAGCAGGCCGATGTTCTTGCCAGTGCTGTTGTAGTCCTTGTTGCCCTTGGACAGTTCACCAGCAACTTCCCAGTTCTTAATCTGGGGAGTGTGATCCTTGATGTAGGACAGAACGGATTCGCCGGTGCCATCGATGCGGCGCAGGTTCAGGCTGGTGTACAGGTCGTTGGGCATGACCCAGCTGTCCGGGTGCTCCACATTCTGGGTCAGGGTGTCGATGTAGTTCAGGATGCCAGCAATGTCGGCCGCAATCTCGTCTGCGGTCTTGGATGCCCAGTCGGCCTTACCGGCTGCACCGTTCTGCAGGGTATAGATAGGGATATTATTGCCGGAGGACAGAACGCCGATGATGCCCGTCTTCTCGTCGCCGTGCCAAATCAGGTGATTCACCTTGACATCGTACACCCGGCGGGCCGCTTCAGCACGCGCAGAGTCCAGAGACTTCATAATACCCAGCACCGCATTGCGGCGGCAGGCACGCAGTTCCTGCACGTTGTAGCCGTAGCTGTCGCCGATGTTGACAATTTCCGCACGATGGGGAGTGCCCTTCACATCGACACGGGGCAGGTCGCTGGCGTAGTTGGCGATAACATCAGCAAAGCCAACCGGCTCATAGCTGTAGTATTCGATATACGCAGCTCCCTCATCGGTTTCGCTGGTCTGAGGGAAGATCTTCAGGCCGGACAGCTCCGGGAAGTCCTTATCGTACGCCTTGGTCTTGACATGCGCCAGCTGCTTGGCGAAGAAGATGCCTGCATTGTCGGCTCCATCCAGACGAATCTTCGTGCCGGGGAACGGGTTCTTATATGCCTGGTTAATCAGGGAGGCACACTTGCCGTTCAGGGCAAGGCGGTCTTCCTCGCTGTAACCGTTGGCGGGGTCGAAAGGATTGTACTTAGCCATATTGAACCTCCTTAGATCTGCTCTGCGAACTGGGCGGGTGCAATGCCGTTCTGGGCCGCACCGATGAAGCGGGCCTTGACCGCCAGATTGGTGCCCTTGGTCGGGGTGAACTTGCCTGCATCGTCGCCGGTAATCACAAGATAAACCGGCTGACCGTAAGCAGGTTCCGCCTGATCGGCCAGCTGCACCCACATCTTGCCGGTCTGGCAGACATCCAGAATCTGGCCTTTGCGCAGGAGCACAGCACCATCATCGTCCATCTCCGTATTGGCGCTGTACATCACAACGCCCTCGAACTTCTCGGCGGTCGCGCCGGTTGCAGGAAGGGTGATGTCCTTGCCGGGCTCCGCACCCTGCACAACGCCGCAGCCAAAGAACAGCTTGCCATCCTCTGCGCTGTTCCGGCGGGTGACTGCATCGTAATTCGCACGGTCATAAAGCAGGCCGGGCATACCGCGGCTAGGCTCGCCGTAGTTCATCTGTACTGCCATATTGCTCATAGCTTAGTCCTCCTTCTCGCCAGCATGACGCTGGATCATACGATTGCGGGCCGCATCAGGGTCGTTCTTCTTGCCCACATTGCGGACTGCCGCATTTGCGGAATCAGCATTGAACACCTGACGACGCTGGTCTGCCACAGTCTTGCGACCATTGATTTTACCCTTTGCGATATCAAAAGCCGCGTTGATGTAGGCTTTGCTCTTGCCATCCAGACGCATACCCGGAATAACGGCATGAACGACCTTTTTCTTTGCCTGCATTACCGGCATGGATTCCATGCCATCCAGATGCAGCTTATCGCCCAGCCGACACAGTTCCACACGCTGGCTGACCTGCGCGGCAATGGATGCGGCGCTGTCATGGTTCAGCTGGTTGCTGGAATCGTCCGAGGTATCATCCTCATCTTCGGTAGGCTTGGTGTCGTCCTCTGCAGCATCAGCGCGGGCATTTGCGGCATCCAGCATAGACAGCAGGGTGTTGATGTCCGCCTTGGCCGGGCCATCTTCCATAGCATCACGGCGGGCGGTAATGTCTGCCAGCACGTCCGGCTTCGCAGGGTCGTCACCTTCGCCCTCGTCCTTGGTGGGTTTATTAGTGGTGTCACCAGCCGCCGGGTCGTTTTCATCGTCAGCGGTAGCACCGTTGGTGGCCGCGATATAGGCTTTGAGTGCTGCTTCAAGGCCTGCCGGGTCAAGGGCAGGAGCCGCCGCAGGAGCACTGGGAGCCTCGCCATCATCGGCAGTGGGCTTTGTGGTTTCCACAGTAGTATCATCGTCCTGCGTGGGGTTGTTCATCTTCTCGTTCTCGTCCATAGGGGGTGTACCTCCATTGTTATCTTGGCTGTCCATGTTCAAGCGTGCATCATCCCCTGCGCGGGCGACAGCGACCAGCGCAAGGTGATTCACACGGATATTGGTCTGGATTGCATCATACGGCTCTCCATTCCATTCTCCGGGTTCCATGATAAGATCCTGATAGTACCCGACAGACAGTTCCCGCAGACCCGATGCCTTTACGGCATCAGGATCATCAATTACGATTTTTGCTCGGACGGTTTCTCCGTCCTGCTGTCCGGGGGTCAGGATTGTGCCCACACGTTCCCGGTGGGCATTGTCCTTGTCGATCACCTGCGCATCGTGGGTAATAATGATAGGCTTTCCCTCATAGCTTGCAAGGCTTTTGGGGTCAAACACATCTTCCGGCCTGCGCAGTTCCCGGCGCTCGGAACCATCTTCCAGATGGTACACAAAGATGCCTGTACGGGTCAGGATGGGGTTATCATAAAAATATCCCTCGGCGCTGTAATGCTCATCGACAGGTACACTGTCGGTTCGCATTTCGCTCCGAAGGACTAGCGGCGGGGTATTCTGTTTCATTGTTTTTTCTCCTTAAAGGCTACAGAATTCAGCCTATCGAAGTTAAAGACAGGTTTTGCAACACAGCGGCACTGGTAGTCCTCTCCGGGATTGCAATGCCGCCCGCTGTACACTTTGCCGTGCTTTGTCATGTACCACATGGCCGGCGGGTCATCATAACGGAATTTCTGACCGTCAAGTTCACGGTGGCATTCGCGCACACGTTCATCACCTGACGAGCTCCAGATATATTCCTCCACCCCAGCGGATTCCTGCCTTGTGCGGGTCAGATTCGCGCTCAGGGTGCCCACCTGGTCACGCGCAAGAAGATTCGCTTTTGACTTGGTCACATCAAACCGGCGTTGAATTTCATTGGAAATCGCCGCCGGGGTGCGGCCTTTTGCAAAACCCTCAATAATGACGTTCTCCATATCATCGAAGCAGCCGCTTTCAATGCTGGTAATGAAGCTGACATTTTGCTCAACCCATCTTTTAAGCATCAGGTCGTATCTTTCGCCGAGAAAGAAATCATCATGGATATCCACTCCCAGCGTGGCGCGCACGCTGCGCTGCCATTCTTTAAGTTGCCGCCGGTCGGTGTAGTCAGCGCACCGGCGAACATCCCGTTCCAACGGATCGGTTTTCAGCCGCCGACTGAGCCGGTCACGCATAATGCGGAACCTGTTCTGGATGCGGCGAACCATGTCGCTATATCCATCATGTCTGATGCTGTCGGAGCCGGTTTTTTGTTCTTCCGCAACGATAGCAAGGATTTCAGGCATAGATTCTCGCACAACCTTCTGCAGTTCTTTCAACCGCCGATTTTCGATTGCGCGCATCTTGCTTTCTGCCCACTGCGGATACTCCGGCTCGATCTTTGATTTTTTCGTCATTGAAGAGCGCCCGGTCATGCCGGGCCCATTATTCTTCACAGGCATATCCACCTCTTTATCTTTCTGGGAACCATCTTCCCTTTGCAGGCATCAAAAAGACCCTGCATCTCCACCTTGATGCAGGGTCTTTGTTCTTATGGCATGCAGCACTTGAATTTTGACCTTTTGCTTACAGCGCGCATCCGTCCAAGCGCGAAGCGGAAGGAACGCGGTTTATGGCTCCGCGCTGGCTCTGTCATGGAACAGGCCAGAACACTTCGCAGCGGTCTGTTAGGAGCAGGGTCAGTGCTCCCTCATGCCATCGAGGTGCCGATTACGGTGTACGGCGGGTGGTGCTGGGGGTGGGGATTGAACCCACAGCCTGACGTTTACAAGTCGCCTGCTCTATCCTATTGAGCTACACCAGCATAAAAGTCGAGGGTACCGGGCTCGAACCGGCGGTCTGGGAGTCAAAGGCCCATGCCTTATCCAACTTGGCCAACCCTCGATATGGAGCAGTCAACGGGGCTTGAACCCGCGGCATCCTGCTTGGAGGGCAGGCGCTCTACCAACTGAGCTATGACTGCAAACAAAAAGAGCCTTTGCGAGGGACGCTTTCACGTCACCTGCAAAGGCTCTCAACGCCAATATTTTAGTCAAACACCTTTTTGCCTTCGGCAAACTTCTTTTTAGCTTCGTTCAGGCTGATGCGGTTATAACCGCCGCGATAATCAGGATCCGCTCTCTGCACGCCATCATTTACCCAGCCGCACACAGGGCATTCCTCAAAATCGTTGTCTTCATCAAAGCTATGCTGCCCACATACCGGGCAGAGGATTTTCTCAGTCATCTTCGATTCCTTCCAGTTCAAGCTGACGTTTATAGTAATCTTCCCCATCGTCAGGCTTGAACATCGTTCTTACGCCCTTCTCTGGGGAACCTTTTGCAAAGTCATTTTTCTTCGCGTCATACCGGCACACAAGGCCCTCTTTTGTCTTGTAGCCTTTTATGCCGTTTCCGCACGGGCTTTCCAAAAGTTGAACCGCCCGCTTTTCGTACTGCTCCTTTGTCGTAATGCCATCGGGAGCGTACTCAGCGGCGTGGGTTCTGCCATTCTGCCAGTGGTTGTTCAGCTTCTGCTTGTTGGGGAATCCTTTCACCTTGAAAGTGTTCGCGCCTTTTGCCGAAACTGCGTTAGAATTTATTCTAGCATGACTTTGAGAATCATTCAAGTCTTTTGATGAATTTTCCTTGCTCGATGCATCTTTTGATGATGTAGAGCCGCCAGAACTGGAGAACCTTCCATCCTCATCGCGGTTGTGCTTGCTCTCGTCAAAATCATCCAGTGTAATGCCCAGCCGGTCAAGGTATTCTTTCACGCTTCTGAGAAACGGTTCAAACACAAGCCCGCCGGGCACATCCTGCTTCAAAATCTGTTCAGGGGGCATCCATGTAGCCGTGAACATCTCCTTTTGGTCGCATCGGGGCACACCATCGAAGCTATTGACGCGGTAGATCTGAACGGGAAGTACCTCATCCGGCTTGCCCTTGCAGTTGCCGAGATAAGTAATATCCCCCACGTCAATATTGAACTCTTCCTTTGCTTCCCGGCGGAACGCCACGCTCGGTGTTTCTCCGGGTTCGATGTGACCGCCAGGGCCGCACCAGCCTTGCCCATCAGAACGTTGTCCGCAGAGGATTTTCCCATCGTTCAAGACAAAGCCGGCAACATAACCGCATTCTCCTTCATCCGTAACCAGGTTGCCTGCCGCAGGCGGGTTCTGCGGATTGGTCGGCTGGGGAACGTCAGCCCCACCCAAGCCCCAGTCCTGATTGACATCTGCTTCTGTGATGATGTTTTCAGGGTCAAACTGTTCATCCTGCGCCAAGGACTGACGAACCTCGGGAATTTCCAAAATGCCAGCTGTAACGTAGGTAGACACAGTCTGTGCTCTGGTAAGTTGGGCCGCGGCATTCGCCTGGTCCTGCGTAGCCTTTTCATCATCAGACAGGCTCCATGCGCTCTTGTATGTGATGGTGTACTCCGGCACCTCTTTGATTTCGCCGTTCCACACCATTCCGCGCAGAATCAGTTCGACCAGCGTGCGGGTATTGTCCCGGAGGTCGCCAGACTGGATGCCGGACACAGCCTCCTTATAGTTCTCCATATCCCCTTCACCGGTAGCATTCTCGCCCGCTGGAGAGCGGCCAAAGAGCCTTGTTTGCGGGATATGGCTCACAGCGGACAGCATTGCGCAGGCATTGTCCAAGATGTCCTTAACGCCGGCCACAGACAGGGATTGAATGCCTACATCTTCGCCATCTGCATCAATAAAGACCATATTCAGCAGATTGCGGGCAAGGTCAAGCATTTCCATACGCTGAAGCACCGTATCGTCACCGTCTGCCGTGGACAGAACATTGGCAAGGTTCTTCATTTTGTATGTCACCATCGACAGCCGTTCCAGCAAGCGAATGGAGTAGCCCGGACCGATGCAGGCATTGCGAAGTTCTTCGCGGATGTGCATATACTCCGGTATGCCCCATGTGCGGTAGAGGTTTGACATCGTGGAGCCTTCGGGGATTTCTCCATTGTGGAACACTAAGCATCGCGAGGAATGCACTACATAGCTGCCGTACACACTGTTTATCTGATAAAACTCCGGGATGCCAGTTCCGCCTTTGCGGTAGTTTTCATCGTCAGGGTTGTTCTCATAGCCGTTGATCCACAGCGGAAACACCTCATTCCGTCCGTAAACCAGCAGTTCTTCCACGCCATGAACGTCCCGCCAGTTCAGCGGGTCCTGAAGAAGTCTACCATCATCCACCAGCATAACAACAGCAGAGCCGCCAAACAACCGTGCCCATTTTAACGCTTTCGCGAGTTTGCTTTGGTAATGGATAGTCTGCAGATGGTCGTCAAGACGCTTCTGCAAATCCTTATCCTTGATGCCAAGGTCGATACCATTCTTGGTGGCATCGTCTGCCGGGGCATCAATGATGGTCGAGAATAGCCCGTTTCCTGCATAAAGGTCGGCCAATTCCGCATCCGTCACAGCTGCACCGGTTGCCCACTGGTAATACTCGGTGCTGTCGTGCTGGGTGCCGTACTTGTTCAGCACATTGTAGTAACCGTCAAGGCGCAGCTGTGTTTTAATTTTTCCGGGAATAACTTTTTTCACGCTTTCTCCTTTCCGATTACGTTAAATCAGACTGCGTACATCAAAGATGCCGCCCTCGTACAGCGCAAGGGCTACCGCATCAGCGCGGTCAGGACTGGTCAGACCACGCTTTTTCAAGGCATCCTTGCTTTCAAGCTTCAACTTTGCTGGAGCACCACTAAAGATATATTTACGGGTGGTAAGCTGCCCTATCAAGGTTGAATCGTTCGGGATATGCAGGGTGCCCGCCGTGGCCATATCCCGTAGGACCGCCCACATCCACGTTGCGATATCTGCATAGCGCCCGGCGGCTTCCTTGTCCGGCACAGCGCTGGAGAAGTTTACCGGCACGACCATCAGCTTGGTTAGCTTCTGCCGAATCTTTTCTCGGTTGAGTATGTCGGTCACGCCTCCGCCAACGCCGGTGTCATCAATGACCGCATAAATAAGACCGCGGTACTGCGGATACGCTGCACGCAGGGTTTTATATATCGCAATGATATCGTCTGCCGTAGCGTACAGGTCTTGGCCGTGGCGTGTGACCAGCTTTTGGATATCTCCATCAATGTTCTGTGCAATGGCCGTATCATCGTTGCCAAAGCGGGCAACGTCACACCCGATGGATATCCGGGCTGGAGAACAATGTTCCAGAGGTTCAGTATTGACAGCCTTTGTGGCGAGTGCCATCGGAATAAAGACATCGTCCTCATTCTCCGGGAACTCTCCGTCAACACGGACACGGACTACATTGCTGTTCTTGCCGAACTTCCGCTCCAAGTCAGCGATATTCTGCTTATTCGTGCGGGGGCTGTCCCTGCTGGACACCTTCATGCAGTAGTAGGACTGGGCGTCCACGGTATGCGAATCGTGGAATGTGCCAGTGTTCTGCGTTGGGTTTCCGCACATCAGTAAGCGGTTGTTATCGCCGGAAAGCGTGCCCTGTATAGCCTCCATGATGGGGTCAGCAACACCAGATGCCTCATCCACCACGAAAAGCATATTGTCTTCGTGGAAGCCCTGCATATTCTCCGGCTTGGTGGCTGTTCGAGCCACGGCGAACCAGCGTTTCTCATGTCCTCTCATGTAAACACGAGTCTTTGTCCATACAAGCATAGCCTGCAAGACAGGGCTGCGTTCCTGCCACTTGGCAATCTCAGCCCAGAGGACATCATTTAACTGCTGACGAGTCGGAGCCGTGCACACCACGCGTGGATACGGGAAGCAGGACAGAAACCAAAGGACTAGGTTCGCTTCAAAAGCAGTCTTGCCAACACCCTGTCCTGAGCGAATTGAAACCTTGCGGTGTTGTGCAATAGCTGTGGCGGCTTCTTTTTGCCACGGATCAGGCTTGAAGCCAGTGACCTCTTTGAAGAACAAGCAAGGGTCTTTACGGTACAGCGGGATCCGCTTGGCAAAGACTTCACGTTGTCTCAGTGCCATCGTCCGCATCCTCCGCTTCCGTGTCTGCCGCCTCGACCGCCGCGACCCAATCGTCTACCAGCTCATTCTTGCCGCTGTTGCTCATTCTGCGTAGGTCGGCAAGCTGTTGTATCACCTTGGACTTCTGGCGCTGTACATCGGTCAATAGCCGCTCTAAGCGTTCCACGATAAGGTAGCTTGATTCGACGGTGGTTGATGTTTCCACGGTGGTGCCGGGGAGCCTTTCTTCCCGATCGACTTTGGCATCTATCCGCTCAATGTAAGCCTCCTTGTCGTGGGCTTCTTTTTCCTTGTCCTCGTCCAAGCGAGTAAACGATCTGCCAGACTTAGAGGTATGCACCGATTGAATGTGCTGTTTCTTCTCTTGAACAGCGGAAATGCGTTGAAGCAGAAAAGCTTCCCGGGCGGTCAGCAGTTGGAGTTCCTGTATCAACAGGTCTTCTGCATCAATATCCTTCGTGCAGTCCTGAATGGCTTTTTGGTTTTCCTCTGAAAAAGAGCCAAACATCACCGCAGACCAGCCACCGTGTTTCAAGGCATTCTGGTTACCCGGCGGCGCGCCTCCATGGTTGCCAACTGCATTGACATTACCCAGCGGTGCGCCAGACTTTGGCTTGCCATCCTGCGGGGCTTTCTGGGTGCACTTGGAAGATGCACCCTTGGGGTGCGGCGGGGTGCGTTTCTTGGGTGCACCCTTTTGTGCATCCCAATAGCGCTTCTTCCACGATTTCACAGTGTTCAGCGATACGCCCAGCTTCTTTGCGATTTCGGTGCATCCCATCCCTTTCTTATAAAGGGTGAACGCCTTATCTCGCGTTTCCATCTACATCGCCACCACTATCCTTCTTCATTTTCTGCCCCGGTATCTACCCGGGCTGTTGTGTTGTTCCAAAGAAAAAGCGCCGACCCTTTGCAGAGCCGGCGCCGCGTCCCCCCTCACACGACCTTTGCAAGAGCGGTTTTGGAGATCATCAAGTTTCCCAGTTCCACGGCCAGGAATGTGCCCACGAACAGGCCAGTGCTTGTTAACCAGAACGGTGCGCCGACCATCATAGACAGTTCCACGCCGATGAACAGAGCCACGGACAGGGAGAGGATGACTGCTTTCCACAGAATCCCCAGCCTTTTCCACGGCCCCCAGACCACCAGTGCGTATGCAGTTCCTTCAGCCAGCAGGCCAAAGAGCACATCGACCGGGCCGAAAGGACTTGTTGCATTTGCGATTGCAATCCCCAGCAGAACCGCCGGGGCGTACCGCTTATCCTTGAACGGGAGAGCGCACAGCATATTAGCCACCCGGAACTGGATAACTCCCCATGACAGCGGGTTCAGGGTGGTTAATGCGACATATAGAGCCGCGACAACTGCGGTCTGGCATAGGGCTTTGGTGCTTTTCATCTTCCCTGCCCCCCTCATACCATAACGACCACATTGCCGTGGGATGCGTCGTTCACCGCAGATTCAACCATGATCCAGCTGGGGTGCACGTCCTCAATAAGCTTCTTCTTCAGCTTGCTGGCTGCTTCCTCGATGACCAGATTTTCACATTCCAGACATTCACGGATGAACTTGTCGATTTCGCAGTAGTCCGGGATAATCTCTGCCGGCTCCATGGTCACAGTAAATTCATTGGTGTAGTCCGTCTTTCCGATGGGGCAGAAGCACCGGCATTTCTGCTTATAAACGATTTTACGCACGCCGTAGCGATTTTCAAACTTAGCCATTGTTTTCTTCTCCTTTCGGCTTCTGAACGATGAACAGCAGCTCTTTTGCCTCACGCGGGAACGGAATTGCCATAAAGGCTGTGAGGAATGCAGATGGGACATAGGCTTTCATACGGGTGTAGAAGTCCCGCAGCGCCGGTTCCTGCTTGGAATAGAACTCGTCCAGCTCCCGGACGCTAGTGACCAGACCAACCTCCTGCACAATGCTGAATCCGATTTCGGCCAGCTTGGCTTTCAGTTCATCGTAGCCCCACTCATAGACATGAGCGCGATACTGAGTCTGATACCCATTGCCCGGGGTGTTCGGACAGGAGAGAAACATCTTTGCACCCGGCTTCATCACCTTGTAGCATTCCGCAAGGCTTTTTGCGCCGTCCGTAGGGTGCATATGCTCAATGGCAGAGGTGTAAATCACAAAATCGGCAAACCCCACCGGGATGACTTTCGACATCTCAGCAACGTTGCCCAGCTTCCAGCCCACCCGGAACGGGTAGTAGGAAGTCAGATCTTTAGGCTCAAGGTTCTTTGCGGTTGCACCGCGCATAGCCTCTTTGATGTTCGCTTTGCTGATGTCTACGCCGGTATAGGATGCAATATCCTTTGCGTAGTAGCGCAGCAGCGGGAGCATCAGAGAGCGGCCGCAGCACACATCCAGCACATTCATGCCCTTTTTCGCCATGTGGGCGGCGGCAAGGTGCTGGATGTAGTTCATTACGTCCAGATTGGTGAAGAAACCGTCTCTGAACTGCATATAAAAATTCCGCATCTGGTAGGTGGTGCAGAGAATTTTTTCTCTGTCCATGCCATCCTCAACGCGGTATACGATATCTTTATCCACGCCATTTTCCTTTCGTATCAAGGTACTTCTGGTATTTGATCCACTCTTTCAGCGCATACTCTCGGCGAATCCGGTAGTCTGCGCCTATCATGCCCTTCGGGGGTCTGACCACAACCATTTCTGAGCCGTTGAAGTAGGACAAGCCGCCAAAATTGACCTGTGTAGTCCATGTGGTGCTGTCCACGCTATAAAAGCCAAAGTCAACCGCATCCTTTTTGGTGTAGCCCAGACCGTGCACCCGCACCCCGCAGGCGTTCGCATACTGCACCAGCCGTTTGATGTAGCCGTACTCGCTGGGCTGAATGTGCTTGATTGCGAAGCCACCGATGCCGATATAGGGATAGTCCCTGCACAGGCGTTTAAATTCGTCAAGGCCGCGGGAGCGATGCCAGACTGGAATGCTCTGCTTGCCTGTCTCGGCTTCAAGGCGCATTCTCATGCGTTTTACAGCATCATAGCCTACGATGATATCTACATCCAACTCGAAAAAATGCTGCACGTTGTTGCGGTTGATAAAGTCGATGTACCGACTCAGGTAACCATCCCAGTCTACCGGCTTTGACGATGCTTCTATGCCGTGCATAAAAGTAAACGCCCCGCTGTCGAGAAGAAACATTTTCCACTTCGACATTTCCTCGACCTGCCACGGCTTGATGTAGAAAAAACTCTCCAGAACGTACTCCGGCCTGTTTTCCCGCACGACCTTCTCTGCCGGGAAGGTGCCCGCCAAGCACAGCCTCATGTTTCAAACCATTCTCCGCAGTGCGGGCATTGGATAAGCTTAGAGCCGCTCTGTTGCGCCGTAGCGGGCTGAAAGGGTGCAGGCTGTCCAGATTGCTGGCTTTCGGGGCCCGGGCCTGTATCGGCCGCTTTGGGCGGCTGTTGGACAGGCTCTGTGAAGAACTCCTCAAAATCGGAATCGTCCACATCCCGGAGCAGGCCATCAAGTTCCACTTCACTGAAGCCGGTGCTGCTCAGATCCACATCCAGCGCCTGCAGTGCATCCATTTCGGCGCGGAGCACATCATCATTCCAAGAGGATGCCTCTGCCACCTTGTTGTCTGCAATGCGGTATGCCTTAATCTGCGCGTCCGTCAGGTCATCGACCCGGATGCAGGGCACTTTGTCCATGCCCAGCCGTTTTGCGGCCTCATAGCGGGTGTGTCCGGCAATGATCGTGCCTTTTCCATCAATCAAGATGGGCACCCGGAATCCAAATTCCTTGATGCTTTGGGCTACCGGACCAACGGCTGCTTCGTTGTTTCTGGGGTTGTTCTCATAGGGATGGATCTGCGAAATCTCCTGATACACTACTTGCTGATTCATTTTTTCTCCCTTCTTTGCTTTTCCGCTGGCGTTGCGGAACAAATTAGGGAGCGGCGGTATCTTTCCTCCTTTCTGGGCATAAAAATACCCGTCCGGTGGCGAAACCGGGCGGGCAATGCGCTATGATTAGAATTTTACGGTATTATTGTACCACTTTTGCCGTGACGCGTCCATGACATCTTTTTGACATCGAGCTAAGACATTTCCAATGCGTCGATACCAAACATCAGCATTGAGATTTTATCCACTGCTGCATCATGGTCACGGTAAACCTGCCGGGCGCTCACGTTTTCCTGCATCGCAATCTGCTCCACAGGCTTGGCGGTCTCGTCAATGTACATGGCCTTGATGATGCGCAGGCCCCGCTTCAGAGCTTCATTGTCGCTCTGGGCGCAGTAGGTTTCGTACAAGCCAAGCATTGCATCGATATGGCGAATCATGATTTTAGTGCGCCGGCAGCTGTTGCGGATGGATTCAACCGTAATGGCATTGTTCCGCTGGAGCATCATGTCCAGCAGTTCCAGTGCGGTTTCTTCCTCCTGACCATCATGTTCGCCAGCCTCGTCCGTATAGACCGCACCCGTGCAATGTTTTTTGAACATCCGATAGTTCTTCAGGAGCAACTTCGTGTTCCGCAACCGGCGGTCACACCGGCCTGCGGCTTTACGGGCCTGCTCGGCCACAACTTCCTTTGCACCCTCGCGGGCAGCTTTGCGGGCAGTTTCTTCGATGAACGCCATCATATCTTCCGGGATAGTCATTTTGCGCATCCTCCTGTTCTACGTTGCCAAAATCCATCAATTTAGGTATAATAGAGTTGCTTTTCTCGGGGGATTGCGCAAGCAGTCCTCTTTTTGTTTACTCAAATGGCACTCATGCGACGAGAAATTTCACTCTGGCTCAAAACAGCCAGCGGCACACGCTTGATGCCCCGCTCTGCCGCCATCTTCGCAGACACAGCACTCATCACGCGAATCATATCTTCCACGTTCACTCCAGACGAATAGTACAGCTTTGGCGGGTGGCTCCCGCTCTGGATGTCGTTCATTTCAAGTTCTTCCTGCAAGGCCTGTTCCACGCAGCGCTTCAGCCATTCCTCGGCGCAGTCCTCGCCGTCTGTCTTAACCCAGCCGATGTACTGTCGATAGCCGTCTATGGCTTCTTTCTTCAACCGTGCAAGGCGCTCCTTGCCAAAGCCAAACGTCAGATGCACCGTCGCGGCCATAACCAGCCATGCGATTTCGGCGCCCTCGTCCTGCGCCATACGAAGCCGTTCTTCCCTATAATTACGCGGAGCGCGATTCTGTGGCAGACGCACCGTGAAATCACAGATTCCCCTTAAAACGTCCCGCATAGCTTCAGTGGCCTTCCTCCGATTCCCAGAGTCGATTTTACTTTTGTGGCGGGCTTGAAATGCCCGCATCTCATTACAAGCCCGGGTCAGGCGCGTGGCTCCAATGCCTTCTTCCTGATGCATAGCCACCACCATGCACCAAGTAAAGATTTGTGCGGCCTTGTCCTGCTCATCGACACACTGCTGGCGAATGTCCTTCATCTGTTTTGCCATCTCCAATCTTTGCATCCGAAAATTTTTGCCAGGATTTTTTTGTACTTACTGCAATCCCAGTAGTTCTTGCACCACCGACACTGACCATTGCACAGGAACGACAGATGTGCTTTCATGTGCCCTCCTTTGCATTTTTGACCTTCGGTCCAGCCATGTGGCTTACAGTCCAAGACCAACCTACCATAGGCAATGCAGCCACAATCAGGATAATTCCGGCCGCATCCACGACCATCGGGCTAAAGAAAATTTCACGAATCAGATTCATTTTTCGTTTCCTTTCTTGCAGCACCCCATGTAATACTCTGTAGGCTCCCAGTCAGAAAGAACGATTTCTCCGATTTTGTCGCACCAGCTGTCACCCTCTCCGACGTACATACAATTGGGGTAAGCATCAGGATTACATGCCCTCTGCGGCCTGTCTTTTCGACCACAATGATGTTTCTTTGCCATCAGGATCCTCCCCTACGCACCGGCTTCTTGCCGTTCCCAGCAAACTTTTCAGGCCGTTCATCGCTCATGCCGCGGACCAGCACCCGTGCTCGTTGGTCATTCGGCATCTGGTAGGTGCAACCAGTCGCAATGTGAATATACAGGTCATTCAGCACAGCGCGGGCAATTTCTGCCGTTTCGTACTGGCCCAGACGATATACCGCACCGCCGCCCGTAGGAACCGCCTTGATTTCGTGTTCAGGGCTCACATACACGCTGGTGCACTGGGCAATGTTCGTGACAGAGTCCCATTTTTTGTTCATGACGTACATTCTGCATCCTCCACATAGCACCAACTTTGAGGCGGTCGGCTCAGCCTGTCAAGGTCAGTGCAGATACACCCGTCATTTTCAAAACTGCCGTTTTTATTTTTCATTTTATCAGCATTTTTGCAGCGCCATTTTCCATCTGCATCAGCATACCTTTTGGCGCACGGGCACATAAAGTCACGAATCGGCCTAGGCACATCGTAAATTTTTAGTTCCGTGATATGCCAACCGTAGCCGGGATGAATGCCGAGATATTCGGAAAGCTGTTCATCGGTCATGCAAGTGATAAGTTCTTCTCTCTTGGCGTTGCGTTCTTCATCGTTATTTTCCGGCAGGGTGTAAACCGGCAGATCCAGACTCGGAGCAGTGAAGTTAAACCCATTGCAGTCTCGGTCAATTTTATAAATTTCATCGCAGATAAACTCGCCGATAACTCTGCTATCCATCTTCTGCACTCCAGCCCTGCGCGATTTCATAATCCAGCCATCATGACCGGTGCAATAGATATACACTTTGAACGGCGCCTCCAGCTTCGGGCAAGTTCTACGCACCTCTACGGTCTTCATTCCAGCCCAAATCAGCTTGCACCAGTTTGGCCGGATGCTCAGTAAAACAGCTTTACTCACTTTGCACCTCCCCGCCGTCCAGGTCGCCTTTGAGCTGTTCGAGCTTTTCGAGCACGATCTGCTGTACCTCTTCAGGCTTGCCGACGATCTCAACGAGCTGCGCCAGCATGATGTAAACATCCGCGATTTCTTCCCTGACGCTCTCGTGGGCGACCTTGATCTTCGCACCGTTGCGGTAGTTGAAGGTTACGGCCCGCTGGAGATTGCAGATCGCCTTCGTGAGCTCTGACATTTCCTTGATCGCCATCTGGAGCTGAGGGGCGGTGCCGTACCGATTGATCGCCCGCCGGATGGTACTCAGACCGTAATTAGGAATGACCGGGATTCCTGCATCCTCGTACCATTTGAGTTTTTCCCGCAGGGTCGCGTAGGCCCACAAAATCGTGTAATGCTCTGCAATCAGTCCATCGATGCTCTGCTTTGGGTCATCGAAGAGGTGATCGGTCAGGCTTTCGGAGAGTTCCATATCGTTGCAGTTCAAATCGATGCTGCTGCCATGGCCCTTGACGAGCTGCCGCGCGTACTCGGTCAGCGCTATTTCGGGTTGCCGCAGCCATACCCAGCCGTCCTCGCTGACGTCAGTAAAGTTGAGGGCAGTCTGAAAATTGTTCCCCGGGTTGTTGGTCGTCAGCCTCGGAACACTCTTAATCTTTTGCTTATCCATTCTATACCTCCTCAAAAATCCCAGTCGTCGGGGACATATAAACGGCACTCTCCATCCCCGTTGTCGCTGGTCGGTTTATCAAACGGGCAGCCCGGGCAACCATTTCCGGTCGCCAAACGGCAACGGCAAAACCCCATCAAATAACGGGCCATTTCCTCCGGACTCGTAATAGCATATTCAGGGTTGGTCTTCGCCTCCTCAGTTTCGAAGAAAAACTTAATCGGCTTTTCGTTTTCAATAATATTCCTGTAAGCTACGCCAATTTTATAAATATAGTTATCACGCAGCTTACGGGGAATCTCGGCAATATACCGGCGAAATGCTTCCAGGGAGTTTGCGCGCTTGTAGTGGTTGCACATCCGGCAGGCGGGCATAACGTTTGAAATATCATCTGCCGCGCCATCTCCTTCATCCCACACCCGCAACGGTCGGAAGTGATCTACTTGCATATCTTTGTAGGCAATCGCCCTGCCGCAATATGCGCAGCGACCTCCGTACTTCCGGTATACCGCCTCACGGGTTTTCTTATTGATTGCCATTCTGTGTCACTTCCTTCGGTGGCAAAGGCATCCAACCAACAACAGGCCGGTCAATCCGGTTGTTGTAAACCTCGTCCGGGTTGAAGTGGCGGTATTCCCACCAGCCTTTCGGGATTTTGTAGTCGTCCCGCTCCTCGTCGTATGTCCCCCAATCGGGAAGGTCTTCCCAATACCATACGCTATCTTGTAAAAAAACGCTCCCGTCTTCATAGTGCGCCGTCGTTATTCCGTACCCGTCAATTTCGTTTCGGTACAGAATCAGCACTTCCGTCTCCACTTTCGGAGGATCCTTGTCGGGGTCGCGCCAGAAAGAAAGTAGCACTCCTTCCTGTGCAACAGGAAGTTTCTCGACCTTTTCCCGCGCTACCCGGAGAGTCGCAGAAACAACATCATTCGCACTCGGCTTCTGAATCGTGTTATACTCCAGGCATTTCAATACGTCCTCACGGTTGATGTACTCATCCATTGTCTTCCTCCTCATAAATGTCGAGCTTCATGTCCAGTGTGTACGGGGTGTCCACCGCGACGTCTGCGTCCGGGTCAAACTGTACGTCCAAGCTCCCATCTTTCAGCGAAATGGTGAGCACACAGTTATTGAGCTTTGTCGTAAAGCTGTCACCATCGTTCAACTTCCCATGGTCAGCCGCGTACAGCTCCAGCGCCGCTTTAATCGCTGCGTTCGACTGTTCCATCAATCCCTTTTCATTCATCTGAAATCACCTTCATCTTCACCACATTGAATTTTTCATACTCCGGGTAGCAAGCTCTAGCCATCGCCTTAGCCCGTACAGCAGCACGCTTAATGCCCTTTTCATCAACAACAACGCACGGCAGGAGTGCAGAGCCACGTTTCCCGGATGCAGCGATAAGCATCTCATACTTTGCCATCGTCTCGTCCTTTCTCTGGTTTCGGCGGGTGCGCTTCGCTCTGGCGGTCTATATCACCATCCACGCAGCACGCCGCATAAATCAGAAGTGCAGCCATCACCGCCAGAACCACCAGCACAATCCAAAGCCACATTTTGCATCACCCTCCCAGAAGATTTTTCATCATATACCCGGCCATAGCCTGTGCATATGCCTGTTTAGGAACATCCGCCGCACCATTCTCTTCCAGCAGCTCTTTGATGCTGTGTTCGCGTCCCGCGCCGTCAATGGCCCGAACTCTGGTACTGCCGCGATTGACCGTCACCGTTTTCTTATCGCGCGGGTGGATGCCGAACGGAAGCTGGAAACCTTTCTCAAACACCCAGAGGTGATAGCAGTCGCAGACGTCCACCAGCCGGTCCTGCGTTGGGAACACTTCGACGGCAACTCGCTTCTCGCCGAACAGGTCGTTTTTAATTTCCATCTTGACGGCCCACGGGATATCCCCGCTGCCGTCACTCCGGCCAACGCCCTCTGCCGCCGTAATCGTGACGTGTTCGACCTTGCCCCATTCCGTGCGGAGCAAGCGAGACATCACGCTGTACTTCTGGTCTTCGCTGATTCATGCCCGATCCATCTCCCTCATCCAGCCGTGATAAGGTACTCCCAGCTCTTCAGCTGCCTGTTTCGGGGTAATTGTTTCAGTCCATTTCATTTTTTCTGCTCCTCTCCAGCTTCTTTCATCAGGTATGGCGTGTCGCTCATGTTTCCAACCACTTTTCCAATGTAGAGCAACGCCCGAAGACAGCACGGGTTGTAGTCGCGTGAGTTCTTGCCGGCAATCTTTGCGTAGAACCCGATATGGCCCACGCCATAGGCAATGTACTCACCAAACTCCACAGAGAAAATCCGCTCGTTGGGGCCGGTGGTTTTGATGATGTCGCCCTCAAAGACCATCGTTCCTTCCATGTCCTTTACGCCAGTGCTCATGCCGATTGTAAATGGCTTGACCAGATGGGCGTATGCCGGCTCTTGCTCGGAGTTGATGTACCAGCCCTCACCCGGGCGGCTGTTCTTCACGCCCGGGGAGCGAATCAGGAACCCTTCATGCCAAGTGCCATCTGGGGACTGCCCGCGAAAAGTTCTACCTTGCATCATGCTTCCCCCCTAACCTTGACAGGAAGCACCAGCGCTTCATACTGCGGCTCAATCAGCTTTACGGGGGACAGAGGGCCGACCACCCATGCGCTGACCTCGTCTCCTTCCATCGACTTCAAAGCCTCGCTCAAAAATTCCAGATTAAAGCCGATTCGCAAGGGGTCTTCCAACTTTCCGCTAAAGGAAAACTCCTCATTCATTTGCGCGATCGTGCTGCGCATTGATGCTCTGCCGGTGCCGCCGGGCTCCAGATCCATTACCAGAACGCTCTTTTCCTTTGCGTCTGCAGACCGGGCCAGCTTGACGCGACCCAGAACGCCCAGCAGTTCTTTTCTGTCAAGCGCAATTCGGGTTCCTTCATTTCTCTGGGCCACAACCTTACCATAGTCCAAGAACGGTTCCGCAATCAGGCGGGACCTCACCTCGAAATTGCTGTCACTGAAAACAGCCTTTTTTCGGTCACGCACAATTTCCACGCTACCATCCATAGAAAGCGTATCAACTGCCTTTGCCGTGGCCGCAGGAAGCGTAAAGCGAAAATCACCATCAGCTGTGCAATTGATTCTGGCAATCGCCATTCGGTATCCATCCAGCGCACAGATTTCCAGCACATCCTCGCCTTTCCGAGAGAAGCACAGGCCACGGTGCGCAGGGTGTTTTTCGTCCTTCGACACCGCATAGAGGACTTTGGAGATTGCCCAGCTTAAATCGTTGGCCTCCACGATACACCGCTTTGCATCATTGCCCGGGCCAGAAAACTCCGGGTAGTTCTCTGCCGGCGTTGTGTTCAGGCGTGCCCTGGCCGTGCCGGATTTCACGGTAAGGATTCCTTTATCGGCCTCGATGCTGATTTCCGGTGCTACTGTGCCGCTGATAAAATCAACACCGCGCGGTGGAACCACCACATCCTGCTCAACCGGTTTGGACAGACCAGCACGGACGCTCAGTTCCAGATTGGTGGCGTATGCATTGGAGCCGCTCAACAGGATTCCTGCATCATCGGTGCCCACCGCCCGAACCTCCGGCACCGCCGTGCGCAACTTGGAAAACAGCGCTCCAAGTTCGCTTCGCTCAAACTTCATCTTCCTTTTCTCCTTTCTCAAAGTGCTTCATGCTGAATTTTCCATAGCATTCAGGGCACATATAAGCCACCCGCTCCGGGTTATCGCCACGCTTTCTGCGCAGGAGCAGGGCGTACATTTCCTTCATAGGCCGGTACTTGCCGCAAACGGTACAATGTTCCCACAGCCGCTTTTTCTGCTCCACTGTCGGGATTTTCTGTAAAAATGCCGCAGGCTTTTCCCGGCGCATATTCTCAGCGCCCACTATGCTTTCCATGTTGCTCCGCATAAACACCGGCGTACCAGCTGCATCTGCCGATGTCAGAATGTCCTGTATCCATCCAGCCTTTGGAATAACCTTTTTGGCATTTTGGCCTGTTTCCGCTCCAATAACTGCCCATTTCAGCTTTCGGAACGTTTTTGTTGCATCGCCTTCAAACGGTCCGAGAAGCGGCTCTATGGCTACGAACGTATTATACTTTTCGTTTGCCCACACGCTGTCTGACAGAATCGTTGCGGTAGAGCCGTACCAGAAATTGTTTTTCTGTGGAAGTACCCCATGGTTTGCAAGGTTCTGATATCTCACCGGATACTGCGTCAAGAAAATGTACTGGTGCTGGGGTGCCATTTCGGCCGCAGCGAATACCTGAAGGATCCAATCTTCCGGCACTCACGGACCAAACAAGTCACCATCCGTGCATACCATGATGGTTGAGCCTACCTTGACCTTTTGTGGCCAATCCATACGATACCTATGTATCGTGGGCATAAATCCGGTTGGGTTGTTCAGAAAGCGGTTATTCGTGGTTTCCCATGGAGCGTCCAACTCAAAGAGGTTCGCTCCGACCTGCCGAACCTTCGGACGTTCTGCAAGATTTCGTCTCCAATCGCTGGCAAAGCGTAAAGCGCTCTTTTTTGCGTAGCAATATCGGCAGTCTTTCAGACATCCTGTTACAGGATTCCATGCGTAATCCGCCAATTCGTTTTTTGTTCTGTTCACCGATAGATCCTCCCCGACTGACTGTCGATCAGGACAATGCGCTCTGCAATCTCAAACCCTGCGGCATCTGCCACATACCGCAGAACGTGAATAAGATCATGCACCCGTTTCTCGTCCTTCTGGATGTTATTTTCAGCACGCGCCCGGGTGGGGTCCGGCGCACCGCTGGGGTTGTGTCCTTTGCGGGTATCAGGCATTGCTATCCCCCTTGTCCAGAATCATATAGTACTCGTACTGGGTGCCCGGGTTGGCGTTTGGACGGCGGCGCACGATGTCAACCCGATACCCCGCTTTCAGGAGCAACCGTCCCAACTCTAAGCGTTCATCTTCCGAGAGTCCTTTTGCCTTAGACGGCGCAAGGGAAAGTTCGATTTTAGCCAACACGCTTTTCTACCTCCATCAGGTCGTGCATCAGCTCGTCAACCAGCAGCTTACCGGCATTCGCGCCTGTGCGAATAATGTTTCCGTTTTCCTTTAACTCTGCAAACTCCTGTGCACGGATTTCTTTGGACTGCTTTGCAAAAGAAATTTCCGATGCTGTCATTCGGCCTTGCACCACTTGCTGCCATTCCTCGATGAACGGCTTGGCATCTTCCAAATCTGCATACTGGTCGTTGCTATAACTGCGTTTCTGCCGAACTGTACCGCCCGGCTCCACCTCCAAGGTGTACCACGGCGTATTGGGGTCAGACTTCTTTCGCAGGAAGAAAATGTAGCTTTCCCGAACAGAAATGCGCTCAAAGTATCTGGTTCCGCGCTGGATGCAGTGGTCAAGGAACTTACTCTCCTGCAAAATGTCCTTTGCGCCCTCCGGCACCCGGATAATGTACTCCGCTCCATCGTACTCGTAGATTTTACGGATCTTCTTGTAGATATTTTCGATATGGAACTGCTTTTCCAGCTGTTCCGCTTCCCTTCTGATAGAGTGTTGCGTGCCTTTCATGGCTTCCATCCGGTGCTGTTTATTACGCTCCAGCACGAGATCATCATGCCGGCGTTTCAGGTCAAGCGGGAACATTACGCTCTCAAGCTGCATATTCATACCAGCTTTCTCAGCCATGTCCAAGTAGTCAGACCAATCCTGTGCAACTCTAAGTGCGATATGACCGTTGTAGCTACCCGTGATTCGTCTTGTTTGCTGGCGGAGATATTTCAGGCTTCGCGTCATTCCGCTTTTCTGTAATGTCTTGGCCATTCCTGAGAGATTTCGGATGTTGGCCGTCATTGCCATGTTCTTTCCATTGATTGCAAGGCCGGCATCTTTCCATTCCAGCGCATTATCCACCTCTCGAAACGACTTTTTGCTCTGCGAGACTGCGGCCAACTCCTGACGATTTAAGCCAAACACTCCGTAGTAGGTCTTTGCGCAAAGATTGATGCGTGTGCCGTGCTCATATCTGTCATACACCTGAGAGCACAGCGCATCAGCCCAGCCCGTTTTGACAAGGCTTTCAGCCATCGGATACCGATTCACGATTTCCCACTGACGAACTTCCCATGGAAAATTGAGGTGGTTATCGTACTGGTACATCCATTCAGATTTCAGCACTTTCCGAACATCATTCTCAAATTGGTCGGTGTGGGACGCCAATGTGTACGGCTGATACGGGCCAGAGGGGGCCAGCAGCATCGCGGACAGCTTTGGGCGCTGGCACATGATATACTCAGTTTTTTCGCCCCAACTTCGTTTCCACTGCTTGATGGACTTTCCGTCCGTCCACCAGATTCCACGGCCATGAAATTCCGGTTCTGCCCGATGATTGCTGAAATCGAAGTACACCAGATAACGGCGAATCCAGATTCCATCCCCCTGCGGCTTGCACCAAAGGAATGTCCTTGCGGCCCATAACCTTTTGACCGAATAGCGGGTATTGCGAACCCGCATCTTCTCCCCGCAGCACTCGCACACCGCTGTGCTCTTGTGCTTGAGCAGTTCTGACGGCGTATATTCACCACCGCAGCTATCGCACCTTGCCCGCTGAATTAAGATTTTCTTCTCAACGCCGCCGGGTTCGATTACGCCCTGTTTGTCATTGGTGACCCAGAGAAAGCCCGCATCACTGCACACCTTCAAAACTTGTTTACTGAAATCTTCCGGCGGCTCCGGCAGATTTTCAAAGAGCTTCTGGGTCTCAGCCGCCTGTCTGGCGTTGCGCTCTTCGCGTTTCTTCCTGGCATGAGCCGACAGCGCATCTTCTACAATGCCAATCAGATAGCCCGGTCTGCGGTCATCAAAATAGTTTTGCAGGAGTTCCGATTCTCCCTTTGTTGCCGGCACTTCGGTTCTCCATGTCAAACACTGGCAGGGCTTGACCTCAATTTGACGCGGCGAAAGCTCGTTCTTTTTCGGATTCTCATTCCCGCGAAGTTCCCCCGTCCAGTAGCCTCCGAAAAAACGCCACACAACCAGCGGCTTTTCCTTTTTGTCCCAGACGGCCACCGTCAGCACCTTTCCCTTGATGTAGCGACCCACGCCCTGCCCCTCGGCAACTGACATACACAGCGCCGCATCCAACTCTGGCCGCTTCGGCTCCGGCGCATAAAGTTTCAATTCTTCAGCCTTTTTCATCGTGTGCCGCCTCCAAACTCTCCGACGTGTAATTTTTCCCGGGCAAAACCTTCACTCCATCGACCTGTTGAGCAATGCAAGTAAATTCGTTTTCTTCCCGGACGATGAAGCAGAGCCACTCGCCACGTGCACCAGCCAGTTCCTTGCCCTGACCATACGCGATGTGGAACGGTCTCTTGAAGCAATCTTCGAATTTTTCTGCCGGATGCTCAAATACATAATTTGCGTGCATAAGAAGGAACTCGTCTTCTTTCAGCCTGCGAAGCGGTACAATTTCGGTACAGCTACTCCGCGTCCGGTAGTCATCCTCATCGATATCACCGCCAGCTGCGATGGCCCAGAACTCGTTTTTCCCGTCCCAAGCATACCAGTTAAGGCAGTCCAGCGGATCCAGACAGTAATGGAAGCCCGTATTGGCGCATTTTGCCTTTTCGGTCTTGCTCACTTCGCCCGGCTGGTACTGATAGCTGCCATCGCCGAGCGTAGCAATCAGCCCCGGCTTGAATCCTTTGAATCCTAAAATCATCAGAGCCACCCATCCAAGGAAAGCTGCATATCGTCTTCCGCAGGCGTTTCCTTCTTCTTTTTTGCCGGCTTTTTCGCATCCGTTTTCTTTTCTGCTTTGGACGCAGGCTTGGTTGTGTGAGCTGGTGCCGCCTGCTTCGGAACATTGGGGGATGCCTCTTCCGGTTTGACGGTGGCCGGAGCCTGCATCTCAGCTTCCGTAGGCGGTGCGCCAGTCAGTTTGATGTTCATGCTGAACGAAACCTCGGCATTCGGAAAGTAAAACTGCACGGCGCGGCGGTAGGTTTCGAGGTCGGACAGAACTTCGCCTGCGTTGTTGACAACAGCGGCGCAACATTCGGAGAACGTGCGCTGCGTGTTGCAGACGACCTCTGCGAACCGCGGCTCCTGGTCTACAAAGCCAAGCAGTGTCCGCAGAACATAACTCTGCACGCTCTTTGCGGCACGACTGCCCTTGAACAGCTTGTCCTCAGCTTCCAGCTTTGCTTTTGCTTTAGCTCGCCAATCGACGAACTCAACTGTGGTTGTGGTGTGTGTGGTGGAATCCATATTGTCCTCCTATCAGAAAAAGCTAAGTTGCCCACCCTTGCCCTCGGAGAACACCGGTTCCTGTTCCGGCGCTCTTTGCGGCTTTTTAGCGGCTTTTGGCTTTTCCGTGTTCTTTGGTTTCTCGAGTTTTTTAGGGGCTTCAGGGGATTTTTGTGGTTCAGATTTTGGCGCATCTGCAACACGCTCTTTCCTTATCGATTGAGTGACCAGTTCCATCTGCGCCATAAAGATTCGATATTGCCAAACCGAGATCCTGAGCATCGGCGTATACCAGACGTTCCCTTTGTCAACCGGAAGCAGTCCCCTTTTGTCATAAGACACAGACGGGCTTGCAAGCGTATCACCGATGACGACATACCCCGGCATTCCAAGCAGACTCATTTGCAGATAGCACATCATGCCCACGATGTAGTCAATGTCCTGCGCCACAAACAGCACATTCGTCTGATAATTGATGCCTTTCTTTCTGCATTCGTTTGCGAACGCCACCAGCAAGGCCCCAGCGCCGCAGGTCGGATCACAGACCGCAACCCATCCCCTATCTCCGATTTTCTGTTGGAATTCTTCTGTCGGGGTTGTCACAGCGGACATGACCTCGCAAATGTGATATGGCGTAAAGAATTGTCCCGAATGGTCGTTTCCAAGCCCCAAGCACATATACAACTCGCCAAGGAAGTCCTGTTCCGGGTTGTCCTCCAGTGCCACGACCAACAAGGCCAGCATTTCCGTAAATGCTTCCATTTCCGGCCGCGTGTATTTTCCTGCGATTGATAAGTACTGCTTCTCGCGTTCGTCAAAGTGGCTCTGATCTGTCGCATTGGACACCGCAATAGCACTCATGGTGATCCAATCGCTCCAGACCTGCCAGCGTGACCGACCATTGCTCGAAAACACTTCAAACTTTTTTACAAGTTCCTTCTGTGCTTCACCCCGGACATGGCGAACATCACTCCCCATTGGAATCGCCCCCTTTGCCCTGCGGAACATCCTGTTTTTTGAACGGTCTTCTCTTTATTCGTCCAAGGCTGTCAGTAAGACCTAGAATGTTGTTTCCGCTCGGCGTTTCTCGGTCAACCCGATTTCCTTTATTTTTGATGTGAGTTTTTTCCCACTCCGCAAACGTTGTAACATGCTGCGCCGCTGCCTGATCGAGCAGGCGCTTAGCATAGCACCATGGGTGCTTCGCTTGGTGGCGCATCGCTTCTTCCAGCGTAGCAACCACCAAAGCGTCTTCCACCCCGGTTTCTCGCAAACCCCGAAATTCTGCTGCCATGTAGGGCGTAAGCATACTGTCGCATCCAGCCCAGACCCAGTAGCTTTCCGGGGTGTCATCAGGCGGGCCGGTTGATTTTTCTGGGTTTTCCTCAGTTGTGGATTCTTCAAAACCCATTCGGTTTTCTGGGTTTTCCTGATTTTCTTTTGATTTGCGAGGCCTGCCACCTCTGGCACCGTTTGCCCTATTGGCAGCGGCCTGACGCTCGTATGCTTCATTGGAAGCATCGATTTTGGCTTTTATCGCCGCCCAAACAAAGCGCTCATTCCCCAGAAACTTCGGTTCTGAACCAGTTTCCTTGTAATCCATCATAGCCCATAGAATTCGGCCCCGTTCCGCTTCATTGAACGGTTCTAGCAATGCTCTGTAATCCTTCACCCACAGTTTTATGTAATCATTCGCCACGCTCCACCTCCCCTTTCGGTTTTTGATTGAGCGAAAGCACTTTACATAGATGCCGATCCAGCTCGATGCCATAGATATGGTAATCAGCAAACAGGGCTTTTTCTCTGCGGTGCGCTTCTTCATGGTGCCGCCGACAAAGGGCTATCGCGTTCAGCCCGACATGGACGATAGCTTCTCTATCTCGCCCCATGCCCACGCGGTCAACATGGTGCACCTCTGCAGGCTGGTTGCAAATTGCACACCGGCGATTTTCAAGGCAGAGATACAGGTACTTGCCAATATCGTCCGTCTGGGTGAGCAGGCTGTCCTTTGTGGGCACCCCCCAATGGAAGCAAAACTGAATCAGATATGTAATAAACTCTCGGGCCGTGGTCATATCGCAATTCGAGAGGGAGAACCACTCCCGCAGGCAGCGGGAGCAGAAATCCCATTCCAGATAAAGCCGAAGTTCTTCCGGCTCCTGCCCTGACCACAAAGAAACATCTCGGATAATAGCGAAAATCTTGCGGCGCTGGTCTGCGGAAATGGTTCGACCATCATCCAGACGGACTTCTACCCGCCGGGGGCGCTTCTGCGCCAGAAACCGGCTGATGTCTACGTCGGGTTTCAGGACAAGCTTTCCGTTCTCCAGCTTCTCAATTTTCGCTGTCACAATCATGCGCGTTCTCCTTGTCCACATGGACGTGCATCGGAATATAAACGCTGTTTGCTTTCATATTCCGTGCCAAAAAGTCATTGCATTTTGCTTCTGACAGGTGATTTCTGAGCACCTGCAGTTCGTAGGCATACTGCCCAGCTACCTTTTTCTCTTGGATTTTGGCTTGTATATCTTCATCCCGGTAGTTCGATTCTATCAGATAAAGGTCATAGCCGATCGCCTGAATGCCATCCAAATTGTTAGTATCAGTAGCATAAATCACCTTGCCAGACGGAAAATGCACCTTATACCCACAGTTGGGTACGTTATGGGCTAGCATTACCGGAATCACATTGCACAGGCCATACACATACAACGTTCTCGGGGTCAGTACATCAATCTGACGCTCCGGCACCCCTGCAGCTATGAGCGGCGGCACCAGCCAGCGGCAACACCCGAAGCGGAGTGTCGGCCGCTCACTGGCAAGCCGCTTGATGGTTCGCTTCTGGAAGTGATCTGAGTGGATATGCGTCAGAAGCACAAGCTTCAGTCTCGGAACATACGGCTCCAACGCCTTATACGGCACGCCGCAGTCTACCAGCACGAAATCTTCCAGAATCGTGGCGTTACCATCGCTGCCGGTGCTGATAATGTTGTACTTGACCATCAGAGTGCAGCCAAATCAACGGCTTCCTCAACGGCATCTGCTTCCGGCTCCGGCAGGTCCATCGTCTTGGCTGTTCGCTCAATTTTGGGCGGCTCCTGCTCACTCTGCCCGGCATCTGCATACTCCGCAGCTTCCGGCAACAGGCCACTGCCTGTGCTGTCCGGCATCATAACGCGCCCGTCCCGCTCATAAGCCGTGGTCATTTCGGCGGTCATGATGCCCCACTTGGAAATCAGCTGACGCAGCATTGTCTTTTTGGACATCGCGTCAAAATCCTTATACCAAAAGCTGGAGTACTTCCACAGTTCGTCCTGCGGGATTTCGCCGTTCAGCAGCTTCTTATATGCTGCTGCGCTGAACGCCTGACTGTACTTGTCCGCATGAGCCATCATCTGGTCTGCTGTCCAATACAGCGTTTTCTCAAAGCCGTTGATGTACTCGAAGTGTGCAATGTAACCCACCGTCGGCATTGCTGCACGCTTTTCAAAATCTTCGATAAAGTGCATCTCATGGAACCGTTCTTCAAACGGATCCCATCCGCTCAGTTCCCCGGCCTTGACCTCCAGCACATTCAGGCGCTTATATTGGCCAGTCCGCAGTGCCAACTGGATATAGCCCTTATACCCCAGCACAAACTGCGCCTTTACGCTTGCAGGCTCAATCACATTGCCCTGCCGGTCACGCTTCGCCTTGGACTTAAAGGGCACCAGATAGAACTGACCCAACTGGGGCGAAGGCTGCAAGAGCAGGCTTTCGCCCAAAAGGGCACCTGCCAAAATCGTGCCCGGGTTGCATTCCTGCAAGGCCGGATTGACAGCAACGGCGCTAGTGATATTGGCAATGAAGCGAGCGCCGCGCGCCGGATCGCCCAACGTGTTATTCACGAGATTTTTGTACATCGGAGTCTGGATTGCCTGCGAAAAGCGCATTTTCTGCGGCTGCATTGCTTTAGCCATTGTTATTTACCTCCTGATTCTCAATGCCAATGGAATCCATGTACTTCTGGATCTCATCGACTTTGTCATTTACGAAAGACTTCAGTTCCCGCAGCTGGGTCAGAGTGCCGCGGCACTGGAACGTGCGTCCCATAAAAGCAAACTTTGCGTTCATGACCTGTTCCGTGCTCTCCTTCTGGGAGTCCTCGGTCTCCTGCTCGTCCATAACGGGCGGTTCGGTGCCCATGACCTGAGGCGCAGACAGTTCTTCCTCTGCCGCATCCAGAACGGCCTTTTCTGCTTCTTGTGCCCGAAGCTGGGCTTCCAGACGCTGCTTGCGCTCGGCTTCTTCCCGGGCAATACGGTCTTTGCGCTGGCTCACGCTGTTAATGGCAACAGCCAAACTTCCGCACAGCTTATACTCGGCCATGATCTCCGGGGCATTTTCCATGCCGTTGATGCAGGCTACGTCAGCCGCAACCTTTTCCACATACTCCTTGACCTTGGCTTTCAGGGATTTCAGGCTTGCGGTCAACGTGACTGCAACGCCGACATCCTCATAGGTGACCCACTCAACGCCACTGGCCTTGACCATCTCAGCAAAGTAATCCTTGACCTTTTTTTCCTTGTCGGCTTTCAGTCCGGCTTCCACGTCCGTGATTTTGCCCTTCAGTGCTTCATCTGCCGGACCGTACACGTCCGTAACGCATTCTTTGTAAACCTCGTCGAAGTCCTCAAACGGCTGCATGATCTGCTTCTTCACGGCCATGCGCCGGACATCCAGATCCTTGCGGTCACGGTTCAGCGCCGCCCGGCGCTCCTTGACAACTTTGAGGGTTTCTTCCGTGCAGGCCAGCGAAAGCGCCTCCTTGACGGACTCCTGAGCCTGTGCTTTGATGCTGTGCAGCTGCTCCTTGATGATAGGAAGCTGCTGCACCACAATCAGACTATCTGCCAACGCCGTGGTCTGATTGGTGGTAGTAATTTCCTTTTCCATGTGTACCTCCTGATTCTCTGTATAGAAAAACGGCAGTAGGAACGCTCCTGACCGCCGCTTCGTACCTGTTGAAAAAATCAACCGATTGTGCTACAATATGGTTGTGTGTGGTGGAGACCTGCATTTTCCGGCTTGATGTTCCTGCATCAAGCGCCAACGGAATGTGTGGGTCTCTATCCATTTGTAGCGCGCTGGCCGTTCTGGTCAGCGCTTTTTTCGTGTGCGGCGAGTATATCCCACACCGAGAGCTGCCCTACAATCTGGCGCTCAGCGGTGATTTTAGGCTGTGTGACAGTCCTGATTCTGCGGGGCTTTGCGGGTGCTCGGAGCCGTTTTCCGAACTCCTTGACGTAACACTTCGCGCCGTACCCCACTTCGATTGCCGCTGGATCTGTAATGACCCTGTGACACCGTGCGCACCTTGTCATTCTTCTTCTTTCCTCCAAAAAGCGCCTGCATCTGCAGTTCGTGCATCAGGCGGGATGCAATAATGATTGCACCAACAATGAGAATCCACTCCCCGCCGATTGCCCAGTAGCCACGCCAGCGATATGTACTGGGCAGCTGCCACAAGGCCATAAGCTCACCGGAAATTACGCCGGCCAGCGTGTCCAGCAGTCCAACAACGACCCAGCCCATCACGGTCAAATGCCTTTCTTTGCGTTTCATTTCAGGTTTGCCCCCTTCATGTAGGTTTCGATTAGTGCCCACTTGCGAACATCCATCGGCTGGTGAACGGCATCTTCCAGTGCTTCTTCGGTTCCGCAGCGGTCACAAATCGTGATGCCCGGAACTTGACGGGAAAGAGCATTGCTGTGCAAGCGCATCTTCATGGTCTGCTTTCCGCATCGAGGGCACGGAAGTACCTGCGCCATTTCGGCGGCAGCATCCTGAACATCCCGATACGTTGCAAAAACTTCGTCCAGCAGCTTCTTCTCGGTGTGCATCTGAATCATTTGCGCCATCTTATGAAACATCCCTTTCTCCTTCCAGCAGCCCTACCATTGCGTTCCACACCTTGTCCGTGTAGGCTGTGCTATACGTGCCAGCAGACCAAGCCTTTTTGGCTCCGGTTGCGCCAAGGTTATAGGCCATCAGAGCGCAATTCACATTGCCCTCGTACTCGCTGAGATACATACCCAGCATATAGCACCCGGCCTGAATGTTCTGGCGGGCATCCAGCAGATCCGTTATACCAAGTTTATCTTTGAGCCACCCGGCGTTGATGCTGTTTATCTGCATCAAGCCATAATCCCCGGTAGAGCTGTGCGCCGCCTGGGTAAAGCCACTCTCGACCTGCATGACGGCATAAGCCAGTTCCAAGGGCACATCGTAGAGGTCGCACATTTTCTCCGTGTAGGACTGTAGTTCCGCATCCAGCGGCACCTGATATGTAACCGGCTCATACGGAACCGGGTCCTGACGAACGCATTCAACCTGCTCGATCTCGGCCACCACCGGTACCGTAACCAGCGTTTCAACCGGCGGCTTCTGCTGGAAAGCGAACGCCGCGGCGATGTTTCCGACCACCAGAAGCTGCGCCGCTGCCGCCGCTGCCAGCGGCACGAGCGTTTGTGCTTTCATCCTCCTGCACCTCCCCCAAAAGACCAAAGCGTTCCATCGCATACCGCCGGGGCACCCGGCCGGGAAACGTGAGGTTTCCCCTTGCTTCCAACTCCCGATTCATCTGCTGGATGTACTTATATGCCCGGGACTTGCCACAGCCAACCAGTTCCGCAATCTCTGCACAACCGATGAAATACGACTCTTTGCTCACGACTGCCGTCCTCCTTTCGAAAAACGCATATTGTTCATTGCCACATTCAGGTCGTTGGCCAAACGCATGATTTCGTCCCATTCGGCTTGCTCGCTCTCAGCGATCTGGCCATCTGCGGCGATTTCTACCATTGCCTCCCGCTTTGCACAGAAGCGCTGAACCGCCGCCAGAACGCCCAGCACAGCTTCCGGCAGGTCTTTCAACTGGATCTCAGGCACAACCCGTTTGCCGAGATCCGATGTCAACCGCAGATGCTGCACGGCCAGATATGGGGCTTGATACACGTCACACATGGCGCTCGCTACATCGCTGGGCACTGGACGCTGGCTCTGCTCATAGTCCCGCAGGCTGTCAACCGACACGTTCAAAAGCTGCGATGCTTTTTCCTGCGTAAAACCAGCAGATTTCCGCGCATTTTTGTAAATATTCTGGCTTTCAATCGCCATTTTTTCACGCCGTCCTTTCTGGTATACTTGAGATGTAGGTTAGCTCCGGTACGCCACCCCGCTGATGTTCAGGCACTTTTCGATTGCGCCCTGGACGTTCTCGGACGGCACCAGCACACCATTGACGACTTGGCTGATATGCGAGCGAGAAAAGCCCGTTTCCTTTGCCAGTTCCGTAACGGTCATATCGTCATGGTCGATCATGGCCTTCTTGACAGCCACGCACCAATCCGGCATCGTAGTCTTTTTCATGCTTTTTCTCCTTCCTAACAAAGATTTATCTAACAAGTGTATTGAACACTTGTTAGATTTCTGATAAAATGAAAGAGCCAGTACCCACCATTCAACGCGTTCCCCTGTCGTTAAGCGAAGCTGTCATGGGAGCGGCGCTATAACTGCACAGCATCCAACTTGCGGCTGTTGTCCGCTACGCTTTGCAGCGGCGCTTGTCTTTAGGAGGTCAACGTTCATGGTTCGTATTGCGTGGTACGAATGAACCCCTTTGCTGAGAGGTTCTGGGGGAACGCGCTGAATGGTAAGCGCTGTACCCTTTCACTTAACATTTGTTCTGTACAAGTGTATTATAATCCATCAATTGCAACGTTTCAAGCTGTTTGAGCATCAATTGATGGATTTTGTGAGGATACACAAAATGACAACCGAAAATTTGTATGATTCTATCGCCCTTGCGGAAAACATCAAAATTCAGGCAAAGGCACGCAATATCCAGCTGAAGGATATGTACGCCGAACTCGGAATGAGCAAAGGCGTTCTTTCCAACTTGCGAACCGGTCGCATGATTGCCGCCGACAGTCTGGCGCGCATCGCTGACTACTTGGACTGCTCCATGGACTTCCTCATGGGCCGCACCGTTGACCCCGCTGTGCAGCGTATGGAGTTAACAGATGAAGAACGCCAAAAGGTTACAGATTTCCTTCAGTTCATTCTGAGCCAGCGGAAATAATGCTCAGAGCCGCTCCGATGGCTCTATTTTGCGTTTTCTATTCTCCCGCATGGAATTTGCCGTCCGGCAGGATATGCGGCTCAAATCGCTTCTTTGTGGACGTTTGTTCGATTTGGCGAAATCAGCCATCAATGACGAAGTGCGCGCCCTCGGTGATAAGCACCGTACCGCGATGCTCGTCATTGACGATGGTTGTCCGTTTGCCGATGTACTCAGCTGGCAGTTCGCCCCGCTTCACTCGTTCAAGGTTGTACGGAGACGCTTCCCAACGTCCCTTGTAGGACTCTGGGATCTTGCGCCACTCCGCTTTTGTGTAGTGACGCATCAGATCTGCCCCCATTCTTCCCCATTCAGTTCCATCCAGCCGTAGGGGTCGCAGTACCACCAGCTGGATGCACCATTCTCGGTGAGCCGCACGATATCGGACACGCTCATGCTGTGGCCAGAGAAATCAACGGGTCGATTCGACCCGTTGAAGAGTGCGAACAGGCGAAGAAGCATCCTGACCACTTCCGGGACAGACGGAATCTCACCGCCGTATACCCGGCGGTAGTTCTCCCGGTGGATGCCGCCCAGCTGTGCGGCCTGATCGGATGCCATGAACCGCAGTTTTACCTGCTCCATGGTGTCCTCTTTCAGCTGGTAGATCTCATACTTCATGTTGATTGTCCTTTCTGTGTCTTGAGGTCAAAAGTCTTTTTTGTATCTCGGATGCTGGGAAAGTTCATCCATGCGCTCAAGCGCAACATGCTGCCCTTCGGGGGACATGATTCTGAAATAGCGAAGAAGCTGCTGTTCCTCTCCGGACAAGCTGTTGTCCTCGTATTCCCCAACTTCCAACCAGCGAGCATCAACGCCCAAGGCATCGGCAAACTTTTTGATGGTCTCCGGCTTTGGATTTATGATATTTCGTTCGTACTGGCTAATAGACTGCGGCGTTACGCCCATTTTCTCGGCCAGTTCCGCTTGTGTCACGCCTTGGCGTTCCCTCGCAATCTTGATTCTGCTGCCGGTGCTCTCTCCTAGCCCCATGGATGGAAGAAACGCACCAACCGGCATTTCAAGTGCATCTGCTATTCTTTTTAGCATTTCGATTTTCGGAACGATCTTTCCCGACTCGTATTTCCGCACTGCCGAATCAGCCATGCTGCATTTTTCGGCAAGTTCTTTTTGCGTCAGCCCTCGAATCTTGCGCATCGCCTTGATTTGTTTACCTATCGACATTCTTGTCACCTCCTTTAGCTTGCGGTGTTGGTTCCCGCGACCATCTTCGTGATGCCACGAAAATGGTTTCGGCCGATACCGGCGGCCATCATCAGGCGGGGTCTTAGTAGTCCGGTCTTTCATCGCCCAGTGTCTCCCATGTCCCACCGGGGAGAAAGAACTCCGCTGTACGATCTTCAAGCGCAGCCACGAAGTTCTCCCACCTCGGCCAGCGGACTTCATAGCCGTTGACGATCATATACGTGAAGCCCTCGCTGCGGTACTTGCTCTCCAAATGGCTCTCTTCCAGCTGAAAAAGTGGAATGGACTTGTTTGCAATCTTTTTCATCGTTCAGACCTCCAATTTGATTAAACGTCAAGGCTGACCGAATGATATGCGAACCAGTGCCCGCAGCGGCGGTGCAGCTTGTACCAGTTTGTGAAGCGCTGCCCAGAGCAGTCATAGGCCGTCGGGTAAAACTCGTAGTAGCGGTTTTCCCGGAACCACTCGGCCGCATCGGTCTTGCTGGCCTTGTCCAGTTCGTTCGGGAGCTGCACCAGCTCAATGTAGCCATCAATGCCGCGCTCCTCGACAATGCGGCTGTCAGGTGCCGGGCGGTTGTTGTAGGCCCGGATCTCCTTCTTGATGCTGACCATAAAGGCGGCCATGCCGGACTTCTGTTCGACGGTGGTGGTGGGAACGTCGTCCCGGATGAATGCCAGCAGGGTGTAAGCGTCTCTCAGCTTCTCGGCGTCGGTGATCTTAAACATTGTCTTGTCCTCCAATATTGTTTAGAATTCGTTGAAGTCTCCAGCATCGAACAGCAGGCCGCTTCTGAATTTCAGGCTGAGCTTGCTTTCAGGGGGCTTGCGCTTGAAAACAGGCTTTCCGTTCACCAACTCTGCATACACGGAAAAACTGCAGCGCGTACCTTGGAGAGTGATGTAAACACCGTTCTGATAAGCACGGAGTTCGCCAAGTTCCAGTCCCCAAGAAGTGGTAAACTCAAGGTTTCGGCTCAACGCATTGTGGAGAGATGACTTCTTGTTGTCCGGCATCATCCTGAAAAGCTCCAGCGCTTGCTTCTCGCAGTGCACGTTTTTGATTTCCATGGTTCAGCCCTCCTCAACGACCCATCCGGCACAATAGCCGGGATTGCGAAGCCTTGCCTTTGCAAGTGCTTCATCGAACGTCCGGGCACGAACCCGGACAGGCGGCAGGTCGCCGCCCACGATTTCCCATGTAGCCATGGGTGCTACAAATCTCTCCATGTTGTTTTTCCTTTCTGTCTAACAGGTGAATGAATCATTTGTTAGATATATTATAATCTCACAAAAGTGAGATATCAATACGATATTCTCATTTTTGTGAGATTCATGCTTTTGCACAAAAAGGTGGTGTTCTATTTGTTGTTTTGGGAACGTTTGTATCGGATGTGCGAAATCCGCGGAACAAAGCCAAATCCGCTTGCCAAAGAGCTTGGCATCTCATCTGGAGCTGTCACGCGCTGGAAGAATGCAGAAGATCCTCCGTCTGGAAAAACACTCATGCTGCTTGCGGACAAACTGGACTGTTCCGTTGACTACCTGCTTGGCCGCACCGATGATCCTGTTCTTCATCAATTGGATTCGTCCTCGTCATCAGCCTTATAACGCGCGCCCGCGCGTGATGAAGACGATAGTCTTCATATCTTCTTATTCTTTTTCTTCTTCTTTTCTTAAGAAGATGGGTTTTTTCGGTTTTTAAAAAACCCAATGGGTTTTCACATTTCATGCACATTTATAAAAATAATCGATTTATCAATAACTATTTTGAATTCAAATTTTATATTTGAACTTTAAATTTGACTTTTCGACCTTGAATTTCACTTTTATGTTCGTGTTTTTCAAAACCCAAAAAAGCGAACGTAACCGAAGAAACCCATTCGGTTTTTTCGGTTTTTGAAAAAGGCGGGGTTTACACCCCGCCAGGAACCACCTTGGAGATAACGAGCCTCCCGGCGAATCGCTGAAACTTTTCCGGTGAGCGAAACAGCTTCTCGAAATAGGCTGCATCTTCTTCCCGCAGATCCGCGAAGTCCTCTGCCGAGAGCCCAACTACCAAGAACGTGCCGGCAATGATGTCGTAGGGCTTACCGTTCTTGTACAACGCCCGGTTCAGTTCAAGCCCGCAGCACTTGCCCTCCTCATTGCAGATCAGGCCGACCGGGCGGCGTTCATCCGGGTAAATCACCTCAATATAGCCGCCTACGAGGCTCTGCAGGCTTGCAAGTTCGTTGGCAATGTTAATGCGTTCCGGGGCTTTGCCAGGCTCAATTTTCAGTGCTTTCATGGCTTAATTCTCCTTTCTTGCTTTCAGCGGTTCGCCATTCCATGCCACGCAGTACGGGTGTGCATCCAGATCAGTGCCGTGCATCCAGCCGCCCTGCACAGCCATTGCGGCTTCCACCCGGTACGATTCCCGGGTGTGGCTCCGCTTGACGTTCTTGTACAGAGCCCCGCCGTGGGACTTCTGGAACGCTTTGGCTTCATCCTCGGTCTTAAAAAACTTGTTGCAATACATGGTCAATTCTCCTGTGTTTCAAAGGTGTTGGTTTCGGTCATGCTATTGTGGTTCAGTCCTCCTTTCTGTTCAGCTGGTACCCAGTGCCGCGATAGCTGATGATGTACCGGTGATCCGGCGTGCGGAACACCTCAATGCGCTTCTTGTCCACGTTCTTGATGCCCAGTTTCCGGCGAATGAACGGAACGGCAATCTTGATGGTTTGGGCGTTGGTCATGTCCTTATTCTGGCGGCTCGGGCACTGTGCATAGCGGCGCATCCGTACCTTGCTAACGGCTTCCGCATCTGCTTCTGTGCCATAGAACTTGTTGGAATCTCCATATCCATTCACTTCGTAGAAGCGCTGGCTGCTGACCGGCTCCAGACGGTTATTCCAAATCGTGTTGACGCAGTAAGCCACATCCCGACGTACGTTCTCTTTCTCGGCCACACGGCCAACAAACAGTTCCGTTCCCTGCTTATCCCAGCCATCGGAAAAGGTTCGAAGCAGAACTCGAATTATCTCCGTGCCGTTGGTCAGATCAACCTTGGCAGTTTCACCTTGGCTCCCACTCATGCTTGCTGTGTTGAAGTGATATCCACGCGCCAAGTACTTGCTTACTTCAGCGGTGAACATTTTGTTGATGTCTGCATACGTCATAATCGAATCCTCCTTATCGAACAATTGTACAACCGGCGTATTTAAAGTTCTTTGCCGCCACTGCAACTTCAGACAGATGCTTTGCGAACTCCGCTACTCTCTCCGGGGTTGCTTCCGGGCAGCTAGCCGAAATGCTAATCTGCACCTTTTCCCCTGAGACCAATCCAACCTCGATGCACTCATCCAGCGCGTCAATCTGCTTTGTGAAATCATGCATCGCCCGGCTCAATTCATTGTACTTCACTGTTCTCATTGCTCTATCCTCCGCTCGTTCTTGTAATCCAACAAATGTTTGATTACGATTATATAATAATCCAACACTTGTTAGAGGACAAGACCGCAAAGCAAGCATTTGTTAGATTTCAGCACCGTGCACAAGATTCTTAGAAGAAAGCTGGTAAAACGTATGACGGTTACAGTACAACGCATCGTCGATTTGACCGAACGCTATGGCACATCAGGCGCTTTTATAGCGCGCCTATGTGGAAAGAGCCGTTCTCTAATTGCAGGTTGGAAAGACGGAAAAGCCGCCCCTACCGACTCGGACCTAGCAGCCATTGCAGACCTTTATGGGGTATCTGTCGCCTATCTTCGCGGAGAGGTAGACGTACCGGAGTCAAGTGTTAAGAACGCCTTACAGCAGCAGCTTTTAGACAGCGTTCAGAGCCTGGCCGATGATGAAATGCTAAAGGTTATAGAATACGTTCGCTTCCTGAAATTTCTGGATGCAGAACAAAAGGCAGACCCCCAATAAGGGAGCCTGCCCATGCTGAAGGACGCGTTACTGCTTCTTCAGCTGCCCGATGTACTCAAGCACCTGCCGGATCTGTTCAGGGGGTAAATCCTTGATTTCGTCCCGCAGAACTTCATCCAGCACTTCTCCGTGCTTCGGGTGTTCATCCGATGCTGCCATGTGCCATCACTCCTTCCCGGCTTACAGATAGGCCATTGAAAGAGTATGACATATGTACTTTGCATTTCCAGCTTTTGGAAACATATACCAATGCTCGTGATAAAATAACAGGAAAGGTTATGGTGTGATATGGGATTCAGGTATAGAAAAAGCATTCGGCTTGGTGGTGGGTTCCGCATCAATATTTCTGGTAGCGGTGTTGGATACTCATGGGGTGTTCCCGGGTATCGAATCACCAAAACAGCGAACGGAAAAATCCGGCAAACCGCCTCCATCCCGGGAACCGGACTGAGTTATTCGACCGAGGAATCCATTTATAAATCTGCACGAAAAAGCGCTCTAAAAGAAGAACCATATACAGATACGGAAGTTATTCAATCTACCGACCGCGCAGACTATAAAGATTCCGACTTCAAGGCGCTTATGAAGCGAATTAACCGTGTTTGCTTTCTCAATAAAACCTCACTTATCGTTGGGGCTATCGGCCTGCTCGCTTTCATCGTTCTTCATACACCGCAGCGGCTTTTCCTGACCATTTTATCATTCATCGTATTTCTCTATGCCCACTATATTGCTCCTGTAAATTTGGAATACGACTTCACCGATGAACAGTTTGATGCCTACGAAGAATGGTATAACGCCTGGCGTAAATTATTTGCCTGTGATGCCGTTTTCTATGTACCCGAAACCCACACCAACAGCAGCGCAAAAAAGAATGGCGGTGCCGAGAAAACCGTATCCGAAGAAAAAGCTCTCGGAATGCCTGCACTCCCCTATTTTCTCAGAACAAATGTGCCTGTTTTTTCGGCCGCTCTGAATAAGAAGGAGTCCATTTATATTTTCCCGGATAAGGTGTTCTATCTCCACAATAGCAAAATCAGCGCATACGACCTTTCGGAGGTCTCTTTCAATGTCGATTCTGTCAACTGTGTCACGGATCAGGAGCATCTACCGGCGGATAGCAAGGTGGTCAAAGAAACTTGGCTCCGAGTAAACGCCGATGGTTCTCCTGACCGGCGCTATAAGAACAACAAAAAATGCCTTGTTTGCGAATATGGCAGACTGCGAATCCGCTCTGACAGCGGACTAAATATTTATTTTCTGCTTAGCAATTCCGACAACGTAGACCAGTTCAAGGCAATTCTTCCACAATAAAAAAAGACCCCGGCCATTATAAAAATGGTCGGGGATTTATAAACTCTCCAGGAGGTATATTCGATGCCCTGCTATAAAGACGAGAAGCTTGGCACTTGGTACTGCCAATTCTATTACACAGACTTCACAGGAGTTAAGAAACAGAAGCGCAAACGTGGCTTCAAAACCCGGCGTGAAGCATTGGAATGGGAGCGAGAATTTCAACTCAAAAAATCCAAGAACTGTGATATGACATTGTCCAGTTTTGTTGATTTATATTTTGCCGATATGAAAGGCAGACTTCGCGATTCCACGATTGACAATAAGCGGCAAATTTTTGACACAAAAATTATTCCATATCTTGGGAAACGAAAAATGGATGAAATCACCGCCATGGATATCCGCGAATGGCAAAAAACTGTAAAAAAGGCAGGCGAGGACACTGGCCTCCCGTATGCTGAAACATATCTATTGACCATCCACTCCCAGCTAAATGCGCTTTTTAGCTATGCACAAAAAATGTACCAGCTTCCTAAAAACCCTTGTTCCATTGCTGGGCCTATGGGTTCATCTGTCACCGAAGAAATGCTGATTATCACAAAAGACCAGTACGATATTCTTCGGAAGCATTTTCGCAACGAAGCGTATTTGTTGGCTTTCGATGTATTATTTTGGTCCGGGTGCCGTGAAGGTGAAATGCTGGCGCTCCAGCCAAAAGACTTGACCGATACCGATGAGCTAAAAATTTATAAAACATATCGCAGAAAAAACGGACAAGATATTCTCGGTCCCACCAAGAACAGTAAAAAAGGAGGCAACCGGAATGTGCCCATCCCCCATTGGCTGGCAGAAGAATTCCGTTCCTACTGCTCCAAACTGTACGGCCTAACCCCCGATGAACGAGTGTTTTACATGACCTGCACATCACTTAACAAGGAGTTGACCCGCTGCACCAGAATCGCCTCTTTGCCGGACATTCGCGTACATGATCTGCGACACAGCCACGCTTCCCTTTGCATCGAACTTGGATACTCTGCCCTGCTTGTTGCCAAGCGTTTGGGCGACACCGTTCCGGTAGTTATGAAAACATACGCCCACCTGTACCCAAACAAGCAAGCCGAACTTGTCTCCAAGCTGGAGGACCTTGCCGCCCCTGAAAATGAGGATTCCGGTTACTTGGGAAGCTTATAG